TACGCAGACCCTGTGGGTCGTCTACTGGAAACTCGCCCAAGTGCAATTGTGGCTGATCTGGGTCCCAACACTCCGGGCAAACCAAGAGGTCGTAGTTACGCCCCTTGACGACTTCACGCTTCAAAAGCGTCAGCTTAAAGCGCTGGTCACAGCGATCACACTGGGAGATCGCATTTTTACCGGAGGCAAACCTGTTACCCATTACACAAGCCTTCCTTTAGTCATACCGCGTTGGGCAATCCCATCAGCACGGGAGGAAGCGCTAGAGACCTTGCCACCTTTTTTAAACGATGCTTCGCCCAAGTCTACCCGCACAGGGCGGCTTTTTGCGCCAACAAAAGCACTCCCAACGCGACTTGGTAACGACAGTAGACCATTTGGTAAATCTACCGTATCTTTTGCAAGTTTCTTTGTTTTCTCAAAAGTGCTAAGTTTTTCATAATCAGCCGACCGAGGAGCGCCTTCGCTAACTAAATCATCCTTAAAATCATAACTATCATGTGCTACAAGCCGTCCTTCTGGTGTTTTTTCATACCGGAAACGCCCAAGCGTATTACGCGCTGCATCAGAAGGTAAAGGGCTGTAATCTTTAACCGCCCGATCCGCGCTTTCTCCATAATCTTTGTAGTCTACCGTCGGGTCTAGTGCTCTGGGAACTTCTGTTATTTTCCCGTTTTTAAATATTTTTTTGGTTGGCGGTTGGCGTTCTTTTGAGCGCATGACCGCATCACGCATTTGTTTTATTTCGGACGCGCTAAAGTTTTTTTCAGTAATTGGCGAGGTGTCACCACTTAACGTACCTACAAAAGTACGGATTTGAGACGGGATTACATAACTCCCGCTTTCTCCTGAAAATTTCTTAACCTGCTTTGACATCAGGTACCACCAATGAACTGTTGCCGTGGCACAAAGCGAATAGACGCTTTTTCTTGGTCTTCGCCAGCCGCTATCTGCCAAGCTTCGTCGTACTGGGCCTTCAACATGGGTATCCGCTCAAAACCAGAAGGAATCTTTACAGCAATGTAGTACGACAGACCCGCCGCCATGCAGGGGATGAACCTGAACGGCACGTCCATGACGTTGACACCGCCACCTGCATCCTGAGTACGGCGCAGTCTCCAGTACACGAACTGATACGTCTGGGCATTGTCAGGAGTCGGCCAAACTGTGACCGCTGGAACTTGCGCCCAGTACACAGTTGTTCCAGAAGTGTGAGCCGCCGCAGTAGTGTTTTGCTGGCCACGGAAACAGTTAGACAGGGTATTGCCTGTTATATATCCGTAGTTGATGATCTCGCTGTCAATTTTAATGAAGCCAGATGCGGGTAAACCCGTAGCATTGCTCAACACAATATCGGTGGAAGACGAGGTAATTGTGGTGCTCAGAGTCGCGCTCACGGGCGAATTCTGACCGTTGAACCGCTGCACCCAGACTTGGATTGGGCGGGCTTGTTGAATTTTGTTGGGGATCGTAGCGTAGGTAGAAACACTAATACGGGTAATGGTCAAATCGGCCTGCGTTGCCGCCACGTTCCCGCCCGTGCGAATCACATGCTCCAGCAGATCAATGGTGTCGTCTGGCAGTGCGTAGGTGTTTTGCCCTTGAACCAAGTCAATGATGCTTGACTCAAACGTCCACATATTGATGCCGCGACTGGCCCAATCTGCAAACATGATGTTGAGGCTGCGCCGCGCTGTACGCAAGTCGTAACCCGTTCGCATCTCCGAGCCAGCACGCTCGTAGGCTTCCTCAACCAATTCTGTTAGGTCAAGGTTAAATGTTGTTGCGCCAGAGGTGACTGCCATTATCTAAACCCTGCTGTTTTCTTTGCAATGTTTTTTGGTTGCGCTACAAACTGTTTACCTGCCGCTTTACCTGCCCGTTTTGCTTTTGTAGTTGCAGCGTACTCCGCAGAGCTAAGACTTTTGATCGCAGCTTCTGGGAGATACCGCTCACCCGTTTTTGACGAAGGCTTTCCCGACTTGGTGCGCCACTTCTGATCGCCCCAGTTTTTTAGGGAAGTCTGCGGCGGTTTCAATCTCTGTATCCCCCACCTGCGGCTTTATAGCGTTTAGCCATTACTTGCGCTTTTCTCGCGCTCCATTGCCCTGCACCTGTACCAACAATTGCCGCAGCTTTGACGCTGTTAAAAATCCGTTTGCGTAAATTAGGCTTGGTGTAGTTACCCGCTGCGTTTACTTTGGATTTTGTTTTGCCGCCCTCTTTGTATACCTCGACATCATTCGGGTTGTCCTTGCGAACAACCTTCTTGCCTTTGGGCATTTTGGATGGGCTGATGTTGCCCATCCCACGGCTTGCCATCATTGGATAATTGTCCCACGGGTTTTGCCACGCTGGGCGCAACCATCAGCACGGCTTGATGCGGTACCACCCTTGGCGTACTTTTGATCCGGGGTTTCTCTGGTGTACTTCTCATCATCCAAAATATTTTTAGCGGCTTCCCGCGCTCTGTCAGTACCAGATTTTTCAATACCACGGGTTTCACGCTTTACTTCAGCATCGGCTTCACGCGCAGCTTTTGAACCCATCTCTTTACGTGCGGCTGCTTCCGTATCTAAATCGCCTCTAACCGCACGGATTGCGTTAGATACAGCCGCGCCGGGACCAGAATAGGTTCCAGCAGACATATCATATTTATCTAATCCTTTTGCGCGGGCACTTGCCGCCATTGGGGAATCCCCTTTTACCTCATCATCTTCACTAGATAAACCTAACGTGCGAATGCGGTTTTTGATTGCGTTTAGAGTTGCCATGATTCACCTCAATAGATTTTGTACTTGGTTTTACCACGAGTGGCAATACCGTCAGCACGTTTAGAAGCCGAAGACATGCCACCACTGGCCATCTTTTTGGTTTTGACGCTACCACCTTTTTTCTTCAGGGTGAAGTCTTTACCACCAAGGCTGCTACGAACAGCGGCGGCTTGAGCGGCAAATGCGGGATCAGAAGGGTCGAGGTTGTAACGGGCAGCGTTTTCTTCCAGCATACCTCTCTCACGAGCGGCGGCACGAGCGGCGCGGTCACGAGCAACCAAATCAGCCTTGGACGGCCCTGAGATTTGGCGGGTCGGGTTGTTGGCCAAAGCCTTCTGCTCTGCCATCTCCAACGCTTTGCGCTCAGACATTCCCAACGCTTTAGGCCCAGCAAACTTGGCCAACGCCGTACCCGCAGAGCCAGCAGCTTTTGCAAACCTACCTATAGGTATAAAGTCACCCGTCATATTTTCAGCAGCTTGGCCTTCAATTGCAGCCTGCCGTGCTGCTCTGGCTTGAGGGGTAGCGGCTTGCCGTTGTGCGGCCTCATACTGCTGTTGCCGATAGGCTGCTGCTTCACCAAAACCCGGACCTCTACCACCAGCGGAATTATTCATTCCAGCAGAAGGACGAGCGGCTGGACGCACAGGGGCACGAGCGGCTGGACGCGCAGGGGCACGAGCGGCTGAACGAACGGGCGCGGGACCACCATACCCAAAGCTACCAGCGTCCAATCCTGATGGCCCTATGTCGGCCATTGCCTCAGTCTGGTCTACAGGGTCTCCAAACTCACGGTCGTTCAACGCGTTAATGGTTGGATTACCCATAGCCGCATCGGGGTCAACCCCGGTGGTCTGCGGCCCAGCGGTCTGCGTTTCTGTTTTTAAATTTTTTCCGGGGCGCAGATGGTATGCCAATGCGCCAAGCGCAGCCAATCCGGCTAAATCTCGTGCTCGTGCCATGTCAGGCTCCTTTTAGCAGGCCGTGCCGCCCTTTTTCAACAACTTGCCTTTGGTCTTGCCTTTGACAGCAATACCATCAGCCCTTGAGGATGCAGAACCGCCTTTAGCATAGGCCATACCGCCGCCCATCATTTTTTTAGCACTGCCGCCGTGTTTCATTGCGCCTTTACCGTCAGCAGCAAAAGCTGGCATTTTTTTACCATCTTTCATTACCATAGCCATACCGCCCTTTTTCATGGCTGAATCTTTCATCATCTTGCCGTCAGGCATCTTGTGCATACCATCTTTTTTCTTAGCCATCATGGCCATCATGCCGGGGTTCATTTTTGAAGCCATAGTATCACCACCTTTTTTAAAAAGACTTGAATCACCATGATCGGTTTTTGGTTTGTTGATGCCTTGCCGATCTACTCTTGTTCTGTCGCCCTTGCCAAACGACATACCTTTGCTCTTGTCACTGAACTCAGCGCCAACAGATTGGGGTACACCCACTTTCTTGGCAAACCCTTTGTTGTGGGCTACCGCGTCCATGAACCGCTTTTGCTTTTCACTCGTTGCTGGCATCGTTTTTTCCTTTACGGCCAACCCAACCTTGGACAGTTTTGGTTTCCCAAATGCGGATAACAGTCCAAATGATTGTGAACACTGCGGCTACAGAAGGCAACATATCAATGAGAGTTCCCACAACCGTAACAAACGACAGCGCGTCAATGACGTATTTTGCGGTCTCGTGTGTGGTATCTGTCATGTCAGTACATCTTTCCACGGGTCTTACCCCGTTGGGCCATACCGTCTGCCGAATTAACATACCCACCCTCAGCGCAATTCCAAGCCCGTAGGCTCTTGTTAATCCGGCTGTTTGGGTCGTTGGCTGTCTTCTCGGATGTGAGTTTCTTCTTCATCCCAGTCATCCTTGCACAGAAAGAGTCGCGCCTGCTGCCGCCCTCGGGCTGCGGGGCTTTTAACCCCGGCTTGCCCGGATTGGCTGCATTGTAGGAAGCCCGGCCTTTGGCGTTCAAGCCACCTTTCTCCGATTTGCCTTCCTTGCGTGTCCATGCAGGGGACTTAGCCATAAAACACCACTGCGGTGGTAGTTGCAGATATCACTGCGGAGATGTTGGTACTACATTTAATACCTTCTCCGGGAAACATTATGTAGGTAGACCCCGCTGCCGCTGGCGCAGTGAATGAAAACATAGCTGTGCCGCCTGTGCCATCATTCAACACGACTGTTGCGCCCGTTGAAAAGCTGATGGATACGCCCTTGATGCGGGCTGGACCCGCAAAAATAGTAGTGGTCGCGCCAGCAGCGCCAACTGCTGACTTAACGTCTGTTTGCATTGCCATAATTAATCTCCTGTGAAGCGGGGGCCGAAGCCCCCATGATTAATTACTGTTGTGTGCTAGTTGGGTTGGCAGAACCGTCAGAGTCACGGACAGTGTATGTAACTGACACAACAATTGATCCTGCGGTTGCATCAGCTGTAGCCGCTGTAAACGTGCCAAAGATGATTGCATCAGTTGTTCCTACATTGTTAGTCTTAGACGCAACAGTAGCCGCAGCAATCGTTGCAGGAGAGACTTGAACCACTGATGTTCCAGTGTTCAGCGTAGTCATATAAAAGTTAGAGGTTCCAGAGGTTCCAATAACAACGCCGCAATTACTAGCGCCAGTTAAAGCAGTAATTACGTAAATATCAAACCGCATAATTTGTGCGCCAGCAGGCAGAGTAAACATCTGTACTGCGGTGGGAGACGCCAAAATAGTGGCTGTGGCTGCGGTGTACGACTGAGAAACAATCGTTGCGCCCAAATTACGAATGGTGCCAGCAGTGGTTCCAGTTGTGTTTTTAACAGTGCCCAACAACCAAGGGCCTAAGTGAGTTGCGAATCCCATGTTTAATTCTCCATGCGTTGTAGCGTATCAATCTGCATGAGGTCAGCCGGGACTGTTTGATACACCGGTTTTCCCGGAATGAATGCAATATACACCAAAAGAAAGGGGGGCACAAGGCCCCCCATTTCATCAGGCCGAGCCCGGAGAGCCGAAGACTCCCAAGGGATCAGACCAGCCGAAGCTATAACGCTCACGAGCCTTGTAACGGACGTTGCCGGTATCAAAGTCGCCGTCCATGCTATTAGCAAGGGGTGAACGAACAAAATGCTTCAGACCATTGGGCACATCAGTCGTCAGGTACCAGCCGGTCGTATCGGTCAGGTAGTGGTTGACGCAGTAACCTTCAGGGATGGAGCCGTTGTTCTTCAGTGCGTTGATATCGTTGTCAGTGGTTCCAACGCGGAGGCTGGTTTCCAACAAACGGGTAGCAACAAACATCAGTGCCGGGGGCACGATCAACTTGCGAGGCTTGGCAGCGATCAACAATCCACGCTCGTCAGTCCAAGCAGCGATCTGAATAACGGCGGCTTCCAAAGAAGTCTCGTTTAAATCGGCTGCGGTAGAAGGACGGTTGGAGTTGGTTCCGCCAGAGACCAAGGGGTGAGCGGTGCTGAACAGAGCAACACCGTCACCACCAGCATAAGCCGCTGAGAAACCGTTGTTGATGACAGCAGCACTTTTAACCTGCTTGGTGTACGACATAGCACGAGCCAGACCTTTGGTGTAGCGAGCAGACAGGCTGTCGTACAAGTTATCTTCAATCGCTTCTTCAGTGATTGAGAAACCCAAGGCAATGGTTTCGTGGTTGTAACGAGTCGTCCATGCTTCTTGTGCATTGTCATAAGCGATGGCAGAACCTTCGTTTTTAACAGGGGCAGCAGAGAAACCAGACAGTTTCGTTTCTTCTTCAAAAGAACGCTCAGAGGTTTCGGTTTCATAAATTTCTTTATGTTCCTCACCATAACGGGCGTACTCCATGCCAAACAAAGCGTTCAGGCCGGGAAGAAGTTCTTTAAGTAGTTGTGCGCGTGAAATAGCCATTATTTATGCTCCTTATGCGCCAGTGGCAGAGTAGTAACCGTGCAGTGCTTGGTTAAATTTAACCAATACTTCGGGAAACTGAGTGAACACTATAGTGGAAGAAGCAGGAATTGCTACAACACTACCCGGCACGGCAATCGCAGCGTTAATCGTAACTGACGTTGCAGCGGCTGCCGCAGCGGTGGTTACAAAAGAACCTGTTTGAATGATTTGCCCATTTGCTGCAACGTAAGCTACATCTGTTCCAACAGGGATTGCGCTAGGCAAGCCAGAACCAGTTAAGGTAATAGTTGTAGAAGATGAAGAGCCAGTGGCAGATACAGTGATAGCAGACTCTTGTACCAAGCCAACCAAACGCAAAGGTAAGGTGGTTGTTACGGGAGTTGCTGAAGGAGCTAAAACTGCGTTAGCAGAATTACCAGTGGTGGTGCTACCCGTATTGTTAATGGCAGATAGGTTGGTACCAATCATAGCCATAGCAGCGGAAGCAACAGCAGTAGTAGCGGAACATACAACAGCCTTGAACACAGCATCAGGGTCGTCCAATACATAGGCTTGGCAGTCACCTGCGAGGGTGCTTGCAGGCCAGTATTGAGCAAATTGCTTTTGCTTGTTTAGCGGGTTTGTATAAGTACATCCCAAGAAAATACCAACCGTTTGGTTTAAACCAGTGCCAGTAGAAACTGAGGCACGAGTTACAGAACCACGCGATAGTACGACAAAGTCACCATAAAAGATGTCGGTCGCATAACCGTACTGGATAGGGTACATACGGGTAGAACCCGCAAATACTTGACCACCAATTAGGTTCTGCGGCAACAGCCCATACGGAGCTGATACAACGGGATAAGCCATTTAAGACTCCTTTTAAAAGTTAAGTTCCAGAACCAAAAGTCACTTGAGATTTTCTCTCAGCAAACTTTCGCATCCGAGGATCATTTTCCTGCATGTACGTGTTGTCCACAGAGTCCATCTGAGCTTTGTTTTGTTTAGCAAAATGGGTATCTCGCTGAACCATAAACTCGGCTGGCGCTCTACAAAGCAACAGTCCACCTACTTCAATACCACCTTTAAAGCGGCCTTCAGTAGTAGCGTGCATCATCATTTCAGGATATTCGTCCGCTTTCACGGGTTCAAATCCCTCTCGCAACTTTGAAGAGATATTGCTTGGATCACTAGCACCTAGTGTTGAAATACGTATCCAACGATGCGCCCATCCTGGCCGTTCATCAGGAGACGGTAAAGCCTCCGGGGGTCTCCAAACAGCGGGTCGTTGGACTGCTGCACGGGTTTCCAATTCACGAGCAAGACGGTTTTGTGCTTTATCAGCACTCTTAGTTTCATCCATCATTCACCTCTATTAAGTAAAGCAACCTGTTTAGCATACTGTTCTGGAGTAATCCCGAGCTTGCGAGCCAACGCAACTTGAGACTGCTTCAGTTTAATACGATTAGGCGGTGTGCTCCGAGTGGCAGGTGCCACAGGCGAAGCAGCGATTTTTGTTGCACGGCGTGGGCTTTCGTCCTCGTCCGGTTCTGAAGTCTTTCGTGGAGGCTCTTCAAATTCCTCGTCGCTCTGGGCATCGAAATGCTCAGGAAATCTTTTCCGCATGGTATGGTCAACTGTTTTGAAATAGTCTTCCGAACCAATATAGTCCGCACCATACTCTCGTTGTAATCGTTTGTCAAGGCCCATAGCAGACATTGTCATTTCATCATCAACACCAAACCAGTCGTTGTTTTTATCCAACCACTTCTGGGTGCGAGGACTGACCTTGGGTTTCTGGGGCTGTTGTTGGGATGGGGGCAAAAATTGGCGGTCTTCATCCACCTCAATTGGCTTCATCCCAGAAGCCTTATCAATCTTCAAAGTTGCCTTGGATATGGCCTCTTGTGCGGCCACCAACTCGTCAGAATTGCCAGCATCATAAGCATCTTTGTAACGCTTTTTAGCTGATTCCATTTCAATTTCAGCGGCACTTTTGGAAGTTTCGATATAGGCTTTACTGCCGTGTGAAAGCTGTTGTTGGAGCTTTTTGTTCTCCTCAAACACCTGTCGGGCAAAATCTTCTGCGGCTTCCCGCTCGCGCAAGGCTTGTTCTTTGGCCCGGCGCTCGTCGTGATACCCACGGGTAAACTTCTTGATGCGTGCCTGTACCTTCTCATCGTATGTGGCAAGCTCATCATCGGTGGGGTCTTCAGGCGGCGTGGCCATAGGCTTTCGCCCACGGTCTGCTGGAGGGGTGTCATCCTCAATTTCCAATTGGAAATCGTCTTCTTTGGCCGTTGCTTTTGCGTTGGCCTTGGCTTCTTTCTCGTCCGGAAACTCGAAATCTTCACCTTTAAATTCAGGTAATGTTGCCATGTGTAACTCCTTTATGCAGCGCGGGTGATGCCACGCGGGTCTTCAACAACGGCTTCGACCGAATCATCATTGATGATGCGGAACTCTCGGCCATGAATCTTCAAGCGGGTGCCTGAATTAGGGCGGACGATGACAAAGTCACCCTCCTTACACGACGGTCCACTGGGGAACCGGATAGTGTCTTTGTAGCAATCGGGGCCAAGTTTCACAACGAATAGGATCGGAGTGAGTACTTCCTCATAGTGCATGGTTTTGGAGTCTTTCAACAGTCCAACTTCGCTGTCGTGATATTCCTCGATTGCTTCGGGAACCACACACAACATATGAAACCGTTTGGGATCAGGCAATTGTTTTGCCTTTTGCTCTGCCGTGGTATTCAGAATGCCAGACAGGTCTACTGCCGCAACGTCAAACTCAGTCATCAGACTTCTCCATTTTTTGCACAAGGTCGTTAATGATGTTTTCTGCGAGGCTCAGACCCCGGATGACTCCGCAGACTTTTTTGTACTCGTCAAAGGTATCGGCTCGGCTTGCAGCGATAAAAGCAATTTGCTCCTGTCGCACCTTCTCGATTTCTTTGGCAACTACAGCCAACAATTTGTAATCACTCAATCATTTTCCCTTTTAGGTTTGCTGGACTGTTTATTCTGCGCTGTCCGTTGCGCCTGTTGTACAGCCATTTGAGTGCGGTGTTTAGCCGCATCCATGCCCATACGAACTCCTTCCATCTCGCTTTGGCGATCAAGCTTATCTCTTGCAGCGGCTGCTGTAGCCGCGACCTGCATTGCAGCAATTTCCTTTTGTGCCGCGATACGCGACTCTTCAATACGCAGGCGGTCTGCTTTCTCCGCCGCTTCAACTTTTTGCTTTTGCGCTTTAAGTTGAAGTTCTTGCCCCTTCAACTGCAACTCTTGCTGCTGCATTTGGATCACTGGGTCTTGCATCTGTTGTTGCGCCTGTTGTTGCTGGGCTTCCTGCTGGGCCTTTTGCGTAAGCTGCTGTGACGCTTGCGCCACCATCATCGCAATCTTGTCAGCGATATCAGGCGGGATGTTCTTGTTCTGGTCTTCGGTAGGTAAGGGCATACCAATCGCCATCTCAATTTGCTTGCGATACTCAAACGCCATGTGTTCATTGACGTGAGCCAACGCTGCCGCCATGATCGCCTGCGCCTGCGGGTTCATCTGCATCATCTGCTGAATCTTCGGATTCTGAATCGCAGCCATGTGAGCCTGGATGTGAGCCTCATGGTTCTGCTCAATGAACGCCTTGACAGGCTTCATGGTCAACAGATTCTGGTTCTCCTGCACAGGGTCCGTGGGAGTCTGGTCATCCTCAATCGGCACAAGTTTGGCGGCGTTCTTAACACCCAACACCTCAATCATCTGACGGTGCAGCAGCGGCAAGTTGTACAACTGTGGGGCTGACTGAGCAAGCTGGAGGACTGCTTGATACTGCACAACCTTTTGTGCCATCGTGCTGGCATTGGGGTCGCTCACGGGGATCACGTCCACCAAGTCGTAGTCGGCTTTCCTAGCTTTACGAGAGCCTTCTTCTGGCTCGTAGGCATACTCTTCCGGGGTGTAGTCAGCGATGATGACCTTCAAGAGTTTGAACTCTTGCTTCATTGTGAAGTGCATACGCGCTTGAACTGCGCCCATCACTTTTAGAGTGCGCTCCAAAATTGCCAACGTGGTACCCACGGGCGCTTGTGCGCTCATGTCACTGACCTGCATGTCACCACTGGAAGCAAACGAGCGACCTTCTTGGACGATGCGGTCAAACAACATATACAACACTTGGCTTGGCTCTTTGTACGGCAGGGGCAGGATGTTGTCCCTGATTGAGCCACTCGGCACATCTACATCTCGGAACTCGCCGGGCTGGATGGGGGTGTCGTCTCCTTTGATTCGGAGGCCACGGGACTTGAGACCACCGGGCAAGTTAGAAAGGGTGCCTGCGTCCACAAGCTGACGAATGAGCATAGTGGCAGATTTGGCATAGCCACCAATAAGATGAATAAGGCCGTACCCATAGAACCCAAACCCTGGAATGTATTGATAGTGAACAAAGTGCTGGCGTTTGAGGTGCAGTCTGTCGCCCTCGTACCAATTCCTTCGGATGGCCACAACCTTACGTGTGCCCTTCTCAACAGTCACAACGTAAGGCAGTGCGATGCCAGTGAGTCGCTTCTTCTTGTCAACGTCCTCGTATCCGGGCAAGTCCAAGTCAACGTGCATCTCAAGGAACCGATAACGATCATCTTGAATCGCAGACATGCCAGTCTCCTCGGCTTTCTGCTTCTCAATGTCGTCCAACTCATACGTGGGGTCACCCAACTCTACGTCCATGTAGAACCCAGCTTCTATAAGCTTGGCCACTTCATTCTTGGTCTTACGCATCACGTGCGTAACACGTTCTGCTGTCTCCAAGTTACTTGCGCCGTAGGGCACAACGATATCTTCAGCAGGAATAAACACCGCCATCTGGCGTCCCTTGCTTGGGTCGTAGTACACCTTCTTAAACGCAGAACCCGCAATGGGCAGGTTCCACAACATCTTCTCGTGCTCAGGGCGATACTCATACATTACATCGGTCAACTGGTAGTTCATGTCTTCACGAACTCGCGCCGCCGCTTCTTCCATCTCTGGGGTGTCCTTGCCAAGAATGACAGTCTTCACAGGCCCAGCGGCTGGGAACGTCTCGGTGATACCTTCGCTCTGGAACCTAACCACACTCTCAGTCAGCATCGGGTGAAACACACCACACGCCCCCTGCCACGGCTCGGTACGCTCTTCGTACTTCAACCCCAACAGTTTTAGCCCATCAACGTAAGTCTGCATCCAGTCCTTGCGGTCGTTGATGTCCTTGCCAAACTCTTCAATCAAATCTTCGCCCAGAGACTGCAAGTCGCTGTCGTCCATGTACTCGGCCAAGTTGGCGTCAAAGTCCTCGTCCGTCTCTTCCTCCGGCTTCAGATTGATCTCCAACCCACCCATGCCAATGGTGACTTCCTCGGGGTCTTCAATATCAATCTCCAACTCGGGGCCGTCCTCCATCTCAGCCAACCCCAGAGGAGCCGCGTACAGACCTTTGTCCATTGAACTTGTTGCCATGATTAATCCTTAAATGATTTTCCAACTACCTTGACTGTAATTGTCAGGCATTTTGATTGCGCCACCTTTGGCAAGTTTTAATGGGTTCAACATATTTATCACTTCTCCTGCACCGGGGCGGCGTCCGCCCAAACCTGTGCTGGAACCCGTTCCTCTAATTGGCTTTTGTCCCAAACCACCTTCAAGTACTTCAGTAATTGCATTGCCAAAATGAACACCTTTACCTGTATCCCCTACAGGGCTTTGGCTTTTATAAATTTCAACTGGATGCAAGCCAACTTCTGGTTTTGTTGTAAACGGAGCTTTTGCAACCACAGAGCCAACTTTTTTTGGCCCATAGTCTTCCAGTAGTTTGATTTGTGCATTTCCCGTTGGTTTTCCATCTGGCCCTATTTCTGGAATAAGTTGTGTAGATACATCTGGATTTTGAAGCCAACCAGCCAAAGCTGCTGTAGATGGTTTGTCCATATATACCGTCTTACCTGACTTTGGTTGAACCCCAGTTGATGTATCTCTATGTTTTTCACCGCTTCTGTTCCTTATAGTTTGGCTGCCGGGCAAATGAGCATAAGTAGACCCACGCTCAGTGCGGTACATATACTCTACATCCGGTATATCTTTAAATGCTTCGTAGTCCATACTCATCCTTACACTGTGTAGTACCGCTCTCGGCGGTAACCATTGAAATACTTAATCTCATCAGCCTCGTCAGTAGGTAAGCGCATATACCCGCCCTGTCGAAAGCGCATGAGTGCCAGCGTCATTGAGTCCACCAAGTCATCGTGCTCGCCCGATGGAAAAGACGCAACTTCGTCCACGAGTTCTTCAGCCCACCGTGTCTGTGGTGCCCATACTTTACCTGAAGCAAACAAATCTGACACGGAATTTAACCGACTGATCTTATCTTGCCCCTTGCCTGGGGTGTACTCCTGCACTGGGATACCCATCGCTCGGAACTCTTGGATGAGCGGCGCACCCGCTGCCTTCTTCTCCACAAGGAACGAGTCGGGGTCCCACTCCTGCCATTCTTCAAACGCCCACTTCTTCAAATCAGGAAACTCCACTCGTTTCTTCACAGAGTTGAGCAAGATGATATTGGGCAGGTGTTTGTCTTCGTCGTTGTAGAACACACCCCATGTTGTGCAGGCACTGTAGTCATTCACCTTCTTCAACTCGTGCGCCGTGTCCCAAGCTTGGATTGTGAACTCACACTGAGGCGGGCTGTCATGCGGCCACCACTTCCACCACTCTCGTTTGATGATTGCGGACGTATCTGAGGTCGGCTGCTGCTGGTATTGGGCCATCCACTTGCCACTTGGAAGCTCATCACGCAGGGCTTTTAGCTCTTTTTCGGACCAAAACTCGGGCCAAAGTGGCTTGTCATTGGGCAAAATTGCAGGGAATTCAATCACTTTCCACTCTTCACCACCCCTTTGGGCGGCTGCTTTGAGCACTTGAGCAGTCAAATCCCGCAATGACCACCTTGTCATAACGATAACAATGGCCCCACCCGGCTGCAAACGCTGACGCGGACCTGACGTGTACCACTCATACACCTTGTCGTACACCTCTGGGTTGTACGCACCAATCGCGGCCTCTTGCTCTGAGTGCGGATCATCTATTATTAGTACGTCAGCGCCCTTACCAGTCACTGCACCACCCACACCGATAGCGAAATAGTCCCCGCCGAAGTTGGTGTTCCACCTACCAGCCGCTTTTGAGTCCGTTTGAAGCTCAATTTGGGGAAAAATCCGCCTATAAGCGTCCGAATCCACCAAATTTCGCACCTTTCGTCCGAATCCCGTGGCCAATTCTGCCGTGTGGCTGGTCTGAATCACCTTTTTGTGCGGAAATTTGCCCAAAAACCAAGCTGGGAGCAAGAACGAGGCGAATTCTGACTTCGTATGACGTGGTGGCATGTTGATGATGAGGCGTTTCACGTCCCCACGGGCCACTTCTTCAAAGGCGCGGGCCATCCTCTCGTGATGCCGACCATGAATGAACCCCGGCCACACCGCATGAACGAACTCCATGTAGTCATCGGCGGCTTTTGCCCGAATCTTACGGGTACGCAGTTCTTCCAAAATCTCTGTGATCGTGGCCTGCTCATCTTTAGGGAACCGTTTTATGACTGCTTGGAGTTGTGCAGGGGTAAGCTGCTGCACCCGATCGATCACTTCCGGGTTTTTGAACATCTCGCTGGCGTTACTCATTTGTCTCAAGCTCCCCGCCAACCAACCCTAGTTCTTCATCAATATCGATAACATCTACTGCCGGGGCTTGTGGCAACGGGTCATACTCTACGGGAATCTCACGGCTGTCCACATCAATGATGTCACTCATGTATGCAGAAAGTTTTGTGGCAAGCTCATTTTCAAGTTCTTCTGTTGTGCGGTGTGTTATGTTTATCTCAACACGTTCTACAAAGGCACCCACGTCCGACAGTTTGCCCAGCATCTCAAGCGCCTTCAACTCCACCTTGTCGTTGCCGCAGTCCGACTTCTCCAACAGCTTCAACTTTATATATGAACGCAACTGCTGTGCATTACGCACCACATCAAAGTCGTACTCGTTGAGCAACGCCCGTAGCATCAGGGCTTTACCCGGTGTGTTTATATGAGTGGGTGGTGTGGCCGGGCTGTCCATGAAAACAGCACGTGCTTCCTTCTTGTCTTCTTCTGTTGGGATGCAGGCCGCATCATCCAAGCCGTTTTCCTGTAAAAACTCTACGGTGTTGAACGCACGTTGAGCACGCTCACGCAAATCCAATAAGTCCTCATCCGTCATTTTGAACGGTGGCGGGACATCGAGTTCTGGTGTTACAAGAATCATGGGAGGAAAAGGGCACTCCAAAGTTGCCGAAATGTAGCATACATATATAGTGTATGCAACAGGAGGTTGGGACTCCAAGCCGGGGGGTGTTTTAAAAACGGGGTAGGGGGGTACCTACGAAACCTACGAAAGACCCCCTCCCCCCCCATAGCACAACATCTTATAGTGTGGTTGAGTTAGACGTGAGGAGCTACAGGGGGGTGTTTTAAAAATGGGTAATGTAACGAGCAAATTTGAGTAGTAGAGGCCAAGATGGTACCAAGTTCAAAATCTGGGTGGTGGGGTCGTTTGGCTTTCATACTGTATGAAACATAAAACTGTCAGGCAATAGCTATCTCGTGCATTCTGTAGCTACTTGTGCCACAATAGAGCATCGGTTGAGAGAACATTCCGTTCTCGCCGATAACAAAGGACTGATTGTGAACAACACATCAAAAACCCTCTCGCTCGACAATGTCGCCATCGCAACCCAAATCGGTGTTACTCTCGCCGAACTGAACCTTGTTGAAAACAAGGCCGAGGTTCTCAAACGTGAGATTAACGGCAACATCAAGGCCTTGCATCACAACAAGGTCAAGGTGGGCATCTATCGCAAAGATGGTACGGGTTGCGCCGTTGCAACGGGCTTCATTGACGGATGCGTTGCTGGTGGCATCAAGGCTAGCACGGCACAACGTGTCTACCTTGGCACCTTCAAGAGTGCCGTTGCATCGGGCAAAGAAGTTGCCGATTGGAATTCTTCACGTGAGAAGTCCAAAGGTGGCGCATCAAACAAGGCAACTAAAAAGGCTGAGTTTGCAGATAAGCTTGCCAAAGCTTATCGGGATGAAGAATTTGCCGGATTCATCGTTGACCTCGAAAAGGCATGGGATGACCAGACCATCAAAACCTTGATGGAAGGTGTCAAATCCTACCTCGAAATGAACGGCATCAAGACCGACAAGAAATAACTTTCATACCGTATGAAAGCTTTAAGCCCCGCTTCGGCGGGGCTTTTTTTTGCCCAAAAATTTTGAGACCTGTATCCGATACCTGTTTCACGCCTGCCATCCAGTCCTACGCTGGACGCTTTCGGTGTGCATACAGACCGAAAATTCAACCTATCAACATCTTGTGGCGTGTTGTAGTTTCATCCCAACTACTAGCTCAGGTCTAATTAAAGGGTGCGAAAACTGTTCCCTCGCCGCTGGCCGTGCTAGATGTAGTGACATAGTGGGGTATGTAGTTTGTCTGGAGTAATGCGGTATAACATGGTGCTGTATTGTGCTAAGACCCTTGACAGATTACTACGCCATACATCATCTTACGCTACACACGCTACATACCCCACTATGTTATTCTAACTTTCATACTGTATGAAAGTTGCTTATACTTCTGAACACTGTTCCCTCGCCGCTGGCCGCACCGACCTGCTTAATTTTTGTGCAGAATACGTAACGCTGTAATAAGCAAGAGCATTATCTACTTTATTCTGCAATATTCTATGCACCGGAATAAAACAATCCCCTTTTAAATTAAGCACTTGCGAAGAATTATTCCCCTATTATTCTTATATTCTTATAAATATATATATATACCAATCTTAAATTTCTACATATATTCAATCATACAAAAAACATGTTGGCTGTGTGTTGTGAAAATCTATATTTTCTCTCTCCTTTGCTTTCTCTGGCTCAAATCTCAAAAATCAAAGAATAAAGGAATAATATACCCTCCTCCCCTCCTAACACGTTGATATCATTGAACTTTCTTTTATTCCTACCCCTAGAATATTGCAGAATAAAGTAGACATTGCACTTCCCAGCACTCTTTCATACTGTATGAAACCCCTTCATACTGCCTTATTTTGACTTGACAAGACCATGTAAAGCTGTTACAATAGAGGCTCATTCGGAACAAATACGTTTCAATGACAGGGGCAACTTTCATACCGTATGAAAGCTGGCATCGTCCAAGCCCCTAGGCTCTTTAACAACCTATAAGACACGCATGACAACTTGTTGTCATGTAAATCAAACCGCCGCTCGGAACTAATGTAATACGAGAAGCACAAAGGCAGAAGCAAGCAAAGAAGAAGGGCCGGAACTGCAAGGGCGGGTTGGCTAAACGTAGGCAACCTACTAGCACTCACAAGTGAAGTGCATAGCCAGACAAATACAGCGTCATGAATCAGCAAGGGCAACCCTGCATGAACGACAACGTAATTTCTGTCTGTACAAACAACCCCAACCCAAGCTATCCAAGATACCCCACAACGATGTGTGAAACCTCCCTGTGCGAATAGGCGTCTGGTAGTCAGTCCAGTGCATACGTGGTGTAGTGAGTAGTGAAACTGATTGTTTCCGAAGAACGATAGCGTATGCAAACGTAAACCAATATAGATACTGCCTAAATGTGTTGGGGCTGGCTTTCATACCGTATGAATGCTGTGGGCGAAAGTCCTAAACCCCTAATGTGGAGTATGCGGTGGATGTAAAAAGAGTCAACAAGTCATCCACAGCCAACAACCACTAGAGACCCGAACCTGCGTAAGCAGGGATATGCGGCAATGACAAACACTATCGCAGTTAGTAAAGCAATAAAAGCGAAGCACGACCAAGTAACGACAAGTAACTACGACGGTGCTGTGGTAACAACACAGCACAAGAGACTATAGCGTGTAGGGCATGGGTAACCATGTCCTATGCGGTGGCAGTCTCGCCATCGTTCAAAGGATTCATACAGTATGAAAGACTCAAATTCAATCCCAAACCTTTACATCGTGGACTACTGGAAGCCGTTCCCATCGTCTGAGTATGGCGGTGTGCAATGTGTTGTTGCACATAGTGATGCCGAGTGCGAACGCATCCTTGCAGATGACGTAGACGAGTTTCACCGTGGATACCATCCCGACTACCGTGAACGCATCGCCAACTGCATCAAGAGAGCCAAGCGTTTCCCTGTGGATGCCGCAGATGTGGGCATCGTGTACGAATTCAGAACTTAAAGGAGAGAGCAAATGAAATACAACTCATTGATGGAAGCACAGATGGGCGAATGGCCTGACAGCTTGGTGCTGACCGACCGACAGATGTGCGAAGCACTCGAGCGGGTTGTGCCCGACTGGATGACCAACCACAAGATGAAAGACTGGCCCATGTATGACGCACGCCATGAATTTGGGGAGTGGTATGCGCCCATCTTTTATATGGATTGGAAACATCTACAGATTGAGCAGACACGCGCAAGGTGGGCGCGTAGTGCGTTCTATTACCGAAGCGGTGACCCTGCTGGGTTCTTCTATGCGTGCGGCAAGCAAGACGATGGGACATACCGCCATGTGGGGTTCCGCTACGGCACAGAGGACTGCGAGTACGCATCGGGGTTTGATGGCATGACTTACACACCAACCAAAGGAGAGAGCAAATGAACGTATTTATCAACTTGAACAAAGTTTTCACGGAAGCCATGAATCACATGCAAGACCCCAACGATGTGCGTTGGTCTATTGGTATGGCGCTTCAAGAATTGTATGGAGACGAGTGGATGTACAAACTTCAACAGGACATGGTTTACGAATTTAACTTGCGGCACACACCGGAACAAAAGGAAAGCAAATGAACTTATACGAATGCACGAACACGTGTAATGGGGCTGTGCTGGTTGTTACTGCGAGTAGCAAGGCACAGGCAGAGAGACATGCAGGGTACATACTGGGTGTGGGTAGACGCACTTGGTTGTTGCGTGTGAGAGAAGTTTCATACAGTATGAAAGGAGAAAGCAAATGAACATGACTTGGAACCACAGGGTAATGAACTGCCCATCTGAAAACGGCGGCGATGACAACTTCACATTCCGTGAGGTGTACTACAAAGAGGACGGCACACCCTTTGCACATGGCGAAGCCTTCATGAGCGGTGACACCGTAGAGGAACTGCACATGCTGGTGCGGCGGTTGGAGACTGCGTTGGGTGAGCCCGTGATGCACGAGAACGAATTTGAAAAGGAATGAACATGGACAACAAATACGAACGCAAACTGCTCGATAAACAAAAGGACACACGTGACAACACGTTGTGGATTGGTATGGTCACGAAGAAGCCGAAACAGGTCTCTGAGGTTTCATACCGTATGAAAGTGTCTGAGCGTGACAACTTGAAACTTGAAAGAGAGGGATGGAAATGAAAAAACCGTATGTAGCAAACCGTGATGCACGGCGTTGTGTGCAAGAGTGCATTCAATTCAGCGGCAGTAACGTGTGGGGCGAATGCGTTGATGCAGATACAGGCGAAGTTGCACTAAATTATGTGGTGTATAGCTTTCGTTACACGTGGCCCTTGTTCGTGTTCGATGAATTGGCGCAGGTCTGGTACGAGAACGTGGACAAGGCTTCCACGACCACAAGCAAACACCAGACGCAACTGCACCCGCTGTGCAACACCATACCGCTGGGTGTGGAGGACATGCGGATTGTGGCGCGTTTGGGTGGTGTAGGTCTTATTTCAAAGGAGATGGTATGAAAGCGAAAGATTGGGTAATTCTGCGGTTGGTGTATGAAATCACCTCAAACGAAGCGTATGTGGCACGAACGAACAGCGATGTTATGAGGTCAATCCTGTACTTGATGCGTAAGTATGGGGCGAAGCACATGTCCGAGTGCATGTTTAAGTTGAATGAAGAAAAGGAGAGCAACGATGAGTGATTGCAGAATTTGTGGGGATGAGATTGACCCGCCCGAAAGGGCAAAACTCAAGCCGTACTGTCTCATGTGTGGCGAGGACATGGCACGAGCCGAGCGCCGTTCGTGGACTGTGGTGCAGGAATACGGCAAGGGTGGGTATATGTTTGTGACACAGCAGTCTGCCCACGTCACATTGAAACAAACAAACCAAAAGAACTTGAGGTGCGACATATGAAGCTAAGAGACATACGCAAGCGGGCGCAGACAAAGTACGTGCATGAGTCAGGGTTCCGGTTCATTCGTGACTACACAGGCAAGCGTTGCCGCACTTACGTGATGGGGTGTTCAACGTGCGATGGGTGGAGGTTCTTTGATGAGCATGGGCGGTTCGTGCACACCGATGTCGAACTGTGGAACTACATGCTGGACCTCAAGATAGAACGTGGACTTGACACGTGTGTGTAAAGCTGTTATAATGTAGTTTGTTAGGTTGTTATTGTGTGTTAGTTAAACAAACGCGGTTTCATACCGTATGAAAGGAAGCAAGATGAACGTATCTAAACTCTCTGGGTCTGCATTGATTGTCAACATGTCGTTGTCCGTATGGACAGGGCGCAAGCTGGATAAGCGTGTGTCGGAGGAGGTTGACCAGCAGAACTCTACCAAGACCCGCGCTGGCAATTACCACAAGAACCTGATGGCAGGTAGTGGCAAGCTGGAGGAAATCACCAAAGTGGCAAACGCCGTGCGTACATGGCACTACACCGTGACACAGCCGTGGGGCGACAACGGCGACAGGGTGCTGAACATGGCATCGTTCGTGGACTACAAGTCACGGCTGACCGAGTACGAGCGTCAGTTTGCAACTGCTGTCAACAACTTTCTCAATGACTACGACACGATGGTCGCCGCAGCGGCGTTCCAGTTGGGCGACTTGTTCAGCAGGGATGACTACCCACACCGAGACCAAATCGTTGGCAAGTTTGGGTTCCGGTATGCGTTCTCGCCCCTGCCTATGGCTGGCGACTTCCGTGTGGACATTGGCGAGGAAGGGTTGCGCGAGATGCAAGACCACTACGAGGGTGTGCTGAGTACCCGACTGGGTGAAGCGATGAAGGACGCTTGGGACAGGCTGTATGACGTGTTGACACGCATGAGTGAGCGGTTGACCGATGACGTTGGCCCTGATGGCGAGCCCAAGCGCAAGATATTCCGCGACACATTGGTGGAGAACACATTGGAGGTGTGCAGTTTGTTACGGCACTTCAATATCACAGGGGATACACGTCTGGAAGCTATGCGTATGCAGTTGGAGGATGCGATGCGCGGCATTGATGCGGCTTCATTACGTGAGAGCGACATGTTGCGTGAGCAGACCAAGCGCAAGGTGGACGCTATGTTGGATAGGTTTTCTCTTTGAGGAAACAGGTCTCGCGGCTTTCATACCGTATGAAAGTTGCGTTGTGTAAGTGGATGGGGTACAAACCGTATCCCGAGTTTTTCAAACCGAAAGGAAATCATCATGTCTATGTATAAATCTCTCTCCCTACAACAAACCGCTGACCTCATCGCGGCGATTGGCGACAAGCAAACCGTGCTGGCATCTGGCGAGATGGGCATTGGCAAATCATCAATCCTCAAGATGTTGAAGGCAATGCCTAAATTCAAAGACCACTTGTTCTGCTACGTGGACATTACGACCAAGGACGTTGGCGACTTCATGGTTCCCAAGATTCGCACCATCGATGGCGTTGAGGTGTGCTCATTCATTCCGAACGAGGAGTTTGGTCTGCACTTCAAAGGCAAGAAGGTTGTGATGATGCTGGACGAGTTGGGCAAGGCCAAAGGCGGCGTGATGAATGCGTGTCTGCGTCTAATGCAAGAGCGTTCGTTGGGTATGTATGACTTGGACGGCATCGTGTTTGCCACAACGAACTTAGGCATAGAGGGTATCGGTGACAACGTGCCACCCCATGCACGTAATCGTGTGACTCAGGTTCGTGTTCGTAAGCCCAATGCACAAGAGTTGATGGAGTATGCAATCAACAACAACTGGAACCCAATCGTTATCGCAACTATCAACGAGTTTCCCGAGATGTTGGCATCCTTTGAGGACTACGAGAAACCCGAGCAGAACATGTACATCAATGACCCACGTGATGTACGTATGGCTGTGGTTACCCCACGTTCTTTGGACAAGTCTGGTTACATCATTGACCAGACGATGGCGTTGGGCGATGACATTATGTGTCATGCGTTGAAGGGCACTATTGGCGAGAAGGCAATGCACAACATATTGACGATGGTGAAGTTGGATACACAATTAACCAATTGGGATGACCTCATCAAGTCTCCCACGACTGCGACTGTGCCCACGTCAGCGGCGGCGGCATGTATGTTGGTTGCCAAGGCAGTACAGCGCATTGAGAAGGTGAGCATAGATGCGTGGATGGACTTCCTCCCACGTATCAGCAAGGAAGCACAGGGTTTGTTTGCACGTAGCGTTATGAGCGACAAGTGCCCCAAGCGTACTGTGGCGGCGACCAACCCCAAGTTTGCCAAGTGGGCGGCTGACAACAACTATTTGTTTGCACGTAAGTAAGGAGGATATATGACAACACCAGCAGAACTGTATGACTTGTTAGACAAGGCAGGTATTGAGTATGAAATCGTGGAGATATTCGAGGGTGTTCGCATCCTCAGTATCGAAGTAAATGAACCAACCGAAGAAGGAGAGTAATCATGTTTGTAACAACAACACAATCGTTGCCTGCGTTGAAGCGCATTGAGCGTGCTCACGTTGAATTGATGGCACACAAAGATACTATGGAGTATGCAGGCATCATCATGGTGGGCAAGTACACGGTGGTGGACAACATCCCAACCGCATGTACCAACGGCATCGACTGCATGTATGGCAAGAAGTTTGTAGAAGAGTTGTCCGACTCTGACCTGCGTGGTCTCATCATGCACGAGAACTTGCACAAAACATTCCAGCATACGTTCTTGTGGAAACATCTGTACGAGGAGAACGCACGATGCGCCAACATGGCGTGTGACTACGTAATCAACATCCTCATCAAAGATATTGACAAGGCATCGAGCGGGTTTGTCACTCTGCCCAAGCAAGGGTTGTATGACGAGCGTTTCCGTGGCATGGACTCGCAAGAGGTGTTCAACATCTTACTGGATGAGAGCGAGGATGGTGATGGCGGTGATGGCGGTGATGGCGGTGATGGCGGTGATGGCGGTGATGGCGGTGATGGTGGTGATGGGTTCGACTCTCACGACTGGGACACATCTGACCTCACACAAGAGGAGATTGAGGAACACATGAAGGAGGTCAATCAAGCCATCCGTCAGGGTCAGTTGTTGGCTGGCAAGATGGGTGGCAATGTGTCCCGCGACTTGGGTGCGTTGCTTGATTCAAAGGTTGATTGGCGTGAGCAGTTGCGTGACTTTGTGAACAGTCTGGCCGATGGCAAGGATGTATCCACATGGCAACGTGTTAATCGGCGTTGGTTACAGCATGACATGTACATGCCCTCCACATTGTCCGAGAGCATGGGGCGTATCGTGGTTGCCATCGACACATCTGGTTCATGCTTTGATGCGTTAGAGCCGTTCTTATCTGAGATGCAAGCCATATGTGACAACGTACAGCCAGAACTTGTGGACTTGTTGTACTGGGATACCGAGGTGGCACGGCATGAGGTGTATGGGCGTGATGACCTGCACAAACTTGTGAAGTCTACGAAACCCGCTGGCGGCGGTGGCACTGACCCCGCATGTATCCCCAAGTACATCGAAGCCAAAGGGTTGAAGCCGGATTGTGTCGTAGTGCTCACCGATGGATATGTTGGTGGGTGGGGTACATGGCGGCATCCGGTGTTGTGGTGTATCGCTGGTGGGTACAAGCCCCGCCCCTCCACAGGCGTGGCAATCTATATCGATTGAGAAACAGGTCTCGCAGTAACTAACAAACGAAAGGAAAAATCATGGCATCAATAAGAGAATTTTCTAGGAAGTATTGGTACGGCTCTTATATTGGCATAGACAACTACGACATAGCAAAGGAGAACTACGAAAAGACGTTACCAATCCAAGGTAAGCGATTGAAGCATGGCATTGATGTGCGTCCCTTGACCGTTCGGCGGCGTGTGTGGGAAACGTGGCACAAGGATGGGGATGCCTACGGCATGGCGTTCGTTCAATCCTATTGCCAAACCACACGTGACTCAAAAACACAAAAGGTTATTAAAGAAGAGTACGTACACAACGTGCATCCGTTGCTGATGTTTCAACCCGATGGGGCAATAGAGTTTAATCCTTCATGGATGACCTACTACCCCACATGGGATGTGCTTGGTGCGTTGTTGCCCAAGGGCATAACTTACGTGCGGTACGGTAGCAAGAGTTACTTCAAGCTGGATATGCCAGATGGTATGGAGCCTATGCACATGTTTAGCCCAGGTACAAAGATGACTTTCATACCGTATGAACATGAAGGCAAACGTTACTTCCGTGTGGACTGCCCCATATCAGAGACCAAGATACTGATAGATAGGGACAAAGCAAAGAAGGTACGCGCAGAACTAAAAGCGTTCTTGGACTACTGCGAGTACATGGTAGACCTAGCACCCGCACCAACCAAACACGACTGGAAAGCCGAAGCAAATGCAGAGGGTTGGTTGGAGACTATTGATTGGTTGGTGCGTAACGAAGGCGAGGAAATTGGAAGTAAATGGTTTCCTGCAATAGAAGCGTTTGTAGTGACATATGCAAGGTATGTGTACGACTACAAAACCCAAACAAGCGCGGCCATTCCCGTAGATGCTGGTGGCTTACGTGACAGATTGAAGGGTCACAAACTGTATGGGTACACCAGACCATACAGGGTTGAGTACGTGCCAATTGGTAAACCATTCTTTAAAAACGGGAGGACGATGGAATGATGACGTTATATGAGAAGGTAGAGAGAGTGGTGTTTTTGGTGGCACTCATTGTGGTGCTGTTGGATGTTTTTATTTGGAGGACATGAACATGATTTCAAAAGATGATTACGTTGGCGACTATGGCTACAACAGATTTGTAGACGTGAGTAGTGGTTCACTCAGCGCAGGGTGGAAACATTGGATTGAGGACATACCCGTGTCCTTACACCTGCTCAAGTTTTACAACGAGGTCAAGCACAAGCGTAAAGATATTGTTGTGCGTGTTGACAACCGCCCTACGAATGTTATTTGTGAGGGTGGAGAACCCGCTTACATATTCCCCGAACTGGGGTTGGCGTTCAGCGATGCGCCTGAGTTGAAGTGCGGTGGCATAGGCATGGAGAGACACATAGTGGGGGATTGGGTGTACTACGTGCGGTCTGCACTCATAAGAAACGAGAAGTACAAACCAAGCAACAAGGATGGGTACAACGTCCTCAAGACCAAGAACTTTGCCAAGGCAATCAAGAACGTCTTGCAGTACGTCAAACCCGTTGAGATGGCATGGCTGATGGAGGACAAGGAAGCTGATTTGAGCAGAGCAGTTATGAATATTCGGGCACCTGCCCAAGAGGTGTATCACAAAGCCCTTGGCATGGGGCGTAACGCTATACGTCAAGAGATTGATAACATGATTCGCATGGGGTATGCGCCTATGACCCAAGATTTTAAGGAAGCCTTTGCGTTGATGGAATCCCAAGGTAGCGACCTCAAGCGTGTAGCCAACTACAAACCCCGCACATGCTTTGTGTGGGCGAAGCCTGACAAGGTGGAGTTTAAGTACAGCGACGAGGACCAGATACACGTTGTGTACAACGTACAAGATGTTCCTGAGAACATAAAAGACAAGATCGCGGTCCTGCAAATTGGAGGTGATGGGGATGCCGTTATGGACGTTGGCACAAAGATTTCCAACACAATGTACTGGGTGTTCGTATGAGCGAGTTGGAAGTACATGTGGGCAATGACCTTGCCAAAAATCTACATGAGGCCGTGCTTGAACAGTACATACGCATGATGATGCTTGAACAAAAGATTGACGCACTCAGGGTTTGTATCAATGACAATGGTACTTTTGACATTGTAGACTTTACAATGCCGACCCGTGGTGATAAGCTACGGAAAAACATCCCTCAAGAGGATGTTCCGCAATGGGTGATGCAAGCGGTATCAATGCTACGCATCGCAGACACAGGGAATCTTGTAGAAGGTGTCGGGTTCAAAGTATCCGATAGAGTCTATTACCTCGAAGATAAAGGAGAAGCAGATGAACAGCAATAAGTTTCCGAGATACACAACCAAAACAGGTATCAAGATCGGGCAGTACTACGCCCCAATGCAGATCAACAACCTCACCGTAGAAGAAGAGCGCATTCAAAGGGTGTTACTAGGTGTACGTGAGGACATATGTGTGCTCATTGAAAAACTGGTCTACTACGGCGCAGTATTTCTTGTGGCATTCATCATCGCGTTTCTAATGACACGCCCAGCGGGTGATGTATGAAGGCCATACTTGAATTCACATATCCCGAAGATCAAGACAAGCTACGACACGCACTCAACGGCACCAAAGCCATACACGCATTGATTGACATTCAGCTAACGGTGCGTAGCTATTTCAAGCACGATGCCGACCCATTGATGGTGCTGGCACTGGTCAGGGACTTGACCAACACGGCTTTAAACGAGTGCGGGGAGGAGTGATGGAAACAATCGCAACAACAATCCTTTTGGGGTTCATAGGTGTGGTGGTTGCTGGCCTTGTGCTGGTAGCACTGATGCGCTTGTGGTTCTGGATGGATGAGAACGAGAGGGGGGATAGATGAGATACCGCATCACATACAACGATGGGATGTATGCCGACTGGGACTCAATGCAGAAAGAACTTGCATGGGCGTACAGGTGGGGCGTGTTTATGTATGCCATTCGACTCAACATCGGCGCATGGAGAGCGGGGCACAAGTCGTTTAAATACTGGCTGTATGTCCTACGCAGGAAACCAAAGATCACACAGGAGGAAGCATGAACGAAGAAGACGAAGCATTTGAACAGCTATCTTTAAAGCAAGGTAGCTGGGAACACACCAGCGGCTGGCGCAAGAAACAAATTGCACACATGGATGTGCATAGCCACCCCGCTGAGTTTGTACACCTACACCGCAACGACACGCTGGAGGAGGTGGCAAAGGTTGTGGAAAAGGTGATGATAAAGCGGGGCGACACAGGGCACGATATTGCACGGCTTGTCAGGAGTATGAAGCGATGATGACCACCATTGAATTTCTGGAGTCCCATTTCTGGGCGCTGTGGTGGCTGGTTGCTTGGCTGGGCCTTTGCCTTGGAAATTGGGGGAAGAAATGAATAACTTTTTTATGGACGCACTCAAAGTCACTGGGACTACGCTACTGCTTGTCTTAATCGCCTGTCTTTTCATCCTGGTAGGGGTTGTATTTCTGCAAGCCACATTTGGCCCAAGCGAGGAACAACGGGCCAAGGATCGCATCCCCGCCGCTGTATCAAGCGCAGACGGATGCACGGTCTACAAGTTCTACGACAACAGCAGTTGGCACTACTTCACCAAGTGCGGCGGCACGGTGACCACGACCAAAAACTACACGGAGAGCTGCGGCAAGGGCTGTAGCCGCCCCCGCACAGAGGCTATGACAACGGAGGGGAATCAACCATGAAAACTTCCGCACAGAAAAAGTTTGAATTGGCATTGCACGATGTGCCAATGTGCGCCGTATGCAACAAGCGTGTTGATCGCATGGAGTCCATGTATGACATCAACCATTATCAAAAAGGGTTTCGTGTGTACTGCCACGGACAAACTGAAGATGCGTTTCTCAGCGACATGGACATTTGGGACGCAGACAGTATTCGCATGGGTCAGGCATTCATTGACAAGCTACCTCAACCACAACTGGAGAACAAATGAACAAGCCGATTACCTCCAATAAATTTGCAACAGACACTTGGAAAATGGTGCAAATGTTGGTTGACGAAGCAGTCTTGGCAGAGCGTGAAGCGATAGCAAAAATGATTGAAGACGCACCCGCCCTGATGGACTTTGCACGGAATGACCAAGGTGGTTGCTTGATGTGTGGGTTTACGCCAAAACTGGCGGCTCAATTTATTAGAGCAAGGGGACAAGAATGATTAAAAGCGCACTGAAATATCTTGAGCCCAACGCATGTGTGCCGATTGATATGGAAACCACAATCATGCTGGTCAACGCACTCAAAGAAGCCTTGGCACAGCGCACAGAGCAAGAGCCTGTGGCATGGTACGACCCAAGCAACGGCGTGGTCAGTACAGATAGAGACTGTCCGCTGTTTACACCGCTTGGTCAGGTGTGGCCTTTGTATCCAAAGGGTGAGTGGGTAGGGCTGACGGATGAGGAAATTTGGACTGTTTTGCAATTTAGAGGGTACAACAAAGACACTATTGAAATTGCCAAAGCCATTGAGGCCAAACTCAAGGAGAAGAACACATGATCTTTCTCATTAGGAAGCGCAAACTGGTGATTGATATGTTCACCTGTCGGCAGATGGTGTTTGATGCGGCAAAGCCCAAAGCGGCGGCGCACTTCTACCCACAATGGTGGAAGGACTTGAAGCTGGAGATACCCATCCAGAACAGTTTGTTCCCTACTGCCACTATGAAGCGGTGCATGGGTGTGGTCGATCACTACAAGCATGGCATCGTTCAACCGCTGTGGTCTGACTACACGCTGGAGGTGGGCGCTATTGGTGACCCGCACTGGGCCGGGCAATTCTCTGACAGCACAAGCACCATGAGCCAGCACCCTGCTGTGTTACGTGGGTCGTTTGCGCCTGAGTCTCACTACTGCCACATGAAGTTTGACAACCCTTGGGTAGCAAGCTGTAAAGAAGATGTTTACTTCAAGTGGGAGCAACCAACGTGGAGTATGCCGAGTCTGTCCAGCTACGTCTTGTTACCGGGCACGACTGAGTTTAAATACCAGTACAGCATGAATACAAACCTGCTGTTTGTGAAGGGGGCAACCACGATCACACATCGCTTGAAGTTTGGTCAGCCGTTGGTACACCTGACTGCGTTGACCGAGCGGGAGGTTGATCTGCGCCACCACATGGTTGAGCGTGAAGAGTACAACAAGTACTTGCAGGGCGAGAAGTTGAGTAACCTCAACCGATACCGCGAGTACCGCAGGGTGCGCGAGTCTGAAGAAAGCAAATGCCCGTTTGGGTTTGGGAGAAAGACATGAGCAAATGGGATAACCACAAGGACAGGGGCAACACCACCTTCAACAGGTGGGCAGAAGCCAACAGCGTTGCGAAGATGACACGCGAGATCAACACCTGGATGCACCAGCAGGGGCAACTGTGTTGGGCTTGCCAAAAAACATCACGCCCCCAACAAGGATGCGTACTCACCATAAAGCCAGGGTTTAAGAAGTATGTGTGTAAAGAATGTGTTGACGCACGCAAACCAAAGGAAATTATATGAAAGGTGGGGCAAGACCGGGCAGTGGGCGCAAGCCCACACTGATTGACGAGCGAAGAGCCTTGAGCCTACACAAGCAGGGCGAGTCAATGCGGAAGATTGCCGAGCGGTTCGGTGTGAGCATCCAAGTAATCAAGTATTTTTTTAAGAAGCAAAGGAGGTTAGCAAATGACGCCAGAGAAAAAAGTTAAGCAGAAGGTGGTCGATATGTTGAGAAAACATGACCCTGATATCTATTTCTTTTACCCCGTGGCAGGGGGGTATGGTTCAGCGGGTATCCCAGATATTGTGGGGTGTTACTGCGGAAGATTTTTTGCAATTGAGTGTAAGGCTGGCAAAGGCAAGACCACTGCATTGCAAGAGAAGAACATTGATCGTATCCGTGAATGCGAGGGTCGCGTTATGGTGGTCAATGAGGAGAACTTGGACGATGTTCAAGTAATGTTGGAGAGTATAGAAACACACTTAAAAGGAGTGTATTGAAATGGGAACTTTAAAAGACGAAATGACCAAAATCCTAGACCAATGGGATAGTGAAGCACTTAAATCATCAACCGTAAAGGAGAATGCCATGAGCACAGCACCACAAGAAACCAAGAAACCCATTCGTGGGGATTTGACCAAGTACATACTTGATATCGTTCACGCCAATCCTGGCATCACAAGCATGATGCTGAAGGAATTTATGAAAAAACAAAATAAAGAACGGTACCTTAATCAAGCGGCATCAATGCTTAATCAGCTATCAAACAGCCACCACCTATCCCGTGAAGTGGCACCTATGCGGCATCTGGGGCGTGAGGTGTTTCAACACTTTGTTGTATCCGATGATGTGCGTATAAAAACGGTTGAGGAAGAGAGAGCCCGACTCAAAGTAATGCAAGCCCGTGCTGAGAAAGCCCGTGCCGCCAAGGCCGCAAAGAAAGCGGCAAAGGAAGTAAAGGCACAAGTGGTAGAAGAAGCACCCAAACCTTTGATGCGCGACCCGAAACCCGCACCCTCTGCCGCCGCACCATACGTGGTGAAACTTAATGCAGAAAACATTTTGCAGAACATTTCAATCTTAGAAGCCCGTGCGTTGTACGAAGCCCTTAAAGAAATCTTTGGCAAGTAACAATGGGACGGATGAAAGATAAGTGGCTCCAAGAAATAGAGCACACGGAAATCTACGAACAGGCACGAGAAGAAGGCCGAGTGATTGTCATTGGGGACTATGCCATCTGGGATTTAAACCATGAACAGTTTGGCATGTCTCATCGCAACGGTGAGGTGGGTGTATTCAAGAAAGCAGATTTTGAAGCCTACCTTGCCGCATTTTTTGGATTGAACTTTTAATGAACATCTTAACGGTAGATTTTGAGACGTACTACACCAACAAGGATTTGGGATTCAAAACCCAGACCACAGAGGAATACGTGCGTGACCCGCGCTTTGAGGAGATCGGAATGTCGGTCAAGGTCAACGATGGCGAGACGCTATGGTTCTCCGATGCACGTGAACACATGAGAGGCTGGTTACGCCACTTTGATTGGAGCCGCAGTCTGGTGATTGCCCACAATGCCATGTTTGATATGTCGATTCTCAACTGGCACTACGGCATCAAACCGCTTGCCATTGCGGATACTTTGAGCATGGCACGGGCAATCCACGGCACTGAGGTGGGCAACAGCTTGGACAAGCTGACCCAGCACTACAAACTTGGGAAGAAGGGCGATGACACCAAGTGGGCGATCAACATGCGCCGTGAGGACTTCACCAAGGAACAACTTGAGCGGTATGGTGCGTATTGTTCAAACGATGTGGACTTGACCTACGACTTGTTCTTGCACCTCTTGCCATCGTTCAACAAGATGGAACTCAAACTGATTGACACCACTGTCAGGATGTTTACAGAACCTGTGTTGAGGCTCGATCCGGATCAGCTTTCTAAACACCTTGTGGATGTACGTTCTAAGAAGGCTGATTTACTCACGGCAGCCTCAGCCGATGTAAGTGATCTTATGTCCAACCCGAAGTTTGCCGAACTTTTGCGTGGGCTTGGAGTTGAACCACCCACCAAGAAAAGCCCGACCACGGGCAAAGAGACGCTTGCACTGGCTAAGAACGATGAGGAATTTAAGGCTCTGGCCGATCACCCTGATGTGCGTGTGCAGGCACTTGTTGCCGCACGTTTGGGAAACAAGACCACCTTGGAGGAGACTCGAACTGAACGGTTGATCGCCATCGCCAATCGGGGAACGATACCTGTACCCCTCTCTTACTATGCCGCACACACGGGGCGGTGGGGCGGTGCGGACAAACTGAACTTCCAGAACCTGCCGTCCCGTGGGGAAAACGCCAACAAGTTGAAGAAGTCTATTCTTGCGCCCGAAGGTCACGTCATCATTGACTGCGACTCATCACAGATTGAGGCACGGGTGCTGGCTTGGTTCGCTGAACAGAACGATTTGGTGGAGGCGTTTGCACGTAAGGAAGATGTGTACTGCATCATGGCGGCAGAGATTTACAAAAAACCCGCCGCAGAAGTCTTGGATACCAAAGAGAACCCCGAGCGATTTGTGGGCAAGACAACCATCCTTGGTGCAGGGTACGGTATGGGTGGGCCAAAGTTTAAGACGCAACTCAAAACCTTTGGGGTGGACACCACAGATGAAGAAGCATCTGCGATCATCAAAACGTACCGGGAAACCTACGCTTGGATTCCAACGCTTTGGAAGACGGGCTCCAAGGCAATTGACGCAATGTCAAAGGGACGCACCAGCAAATGGGGCAAGTCTGGAATTGTAAGTATTGATAAAGATGGCATACTTATGCCTAATGGTATGTATCAGCGGTATCCGAACTTGCGGATGGTGAAAGACAAAGACGGGAAAGAGCAGTATATTTACGACTCCCGCAAAGGGTCGGTGAAGCTGTACGGTGGCAAGTTGACAGAGAACGTTTGTCAGGGCTTGGCACGTATCATCATTGGCGAACAACTCTTGCGGATTGCGAAGAGATACCGTGTCGTACTCACCGTACACGATGCTGTGGCGTGTGTGGCCCCCAAAGAAGAGGCCGAAGAAGCGATGGCATACGCGATGGAGTGCATGAGGTTTGTACCCGAGTGGGCACAAGGTATCCCCCTAAACTGTGAAGCTGGATATGGAGAGAGTTATGGAGATTGTTGATTACGCCTACCCCTGCATGATGGCAGAGCGTGGGTTGAAGGATGCACACGATGCCGTGTTGCATGGGGACTTGGATGCGGCGATTGAACACACCCTGCAAGCCATTGTCGATGCCCGACTGATGTTGAACTCATTGAAGCACATGAAGGAACCCCATGTACATATGGACGAAGCGCATGGAACTGGCGCGGCAACGAGCCAGACAGCCTAAAGATGCGTTCCCCGCATATGACAGCAAAGAGTATTACCCTGCGTTGGAACTGCTACGTCAAGAGTGCGACATGGTGAACAACGGACACACACGCAAAACCGTTAGGGATTGGAAGATCAAGCGCGAGTTTTGGATGTGCGTTGAGTGCGGTGCATCGCAGGGATTGGTTTTGGAATCTACATACGACAGGGAACAAGAATGACAACAGCACCTGCATGGAGTTACTCCAGCATCACGATGTTTGACCAGTGCCCGAAGAAGTATCACCACATTCGGGTGCTCAAGGACATTAAAGAACCTGAGAGCGAAGCCATGATGTATGGCAAGGACGTACACCTTGCGGCTGAGAACTACATGCGCGATGACACGCCCATACCGCCAAAGTACGCCTACATGGAGCCGTTTCTTCTAAAGCTAAAAACCATCCCAGGCGAGAAATTCTGTGAGCACAAGATGGGCATCAAGCAGGTGGACGGACGCCTTGCACCGTGTGGGTTCTTTGACCGCGATGTTTGGTATAGGGGGGTGGCTGACCTGATTATCATAAACCGCGACAAAGGCGAAGCACGGGTGGTGGACTACAAGACAGGTAAGAGTGCCAAGTATGCCGACCCCAAACAGCTTGCTCTCATGGCGGCGTGTGTGTTCTTGCACTTTCCAGAAATAGAGCGCGTGCGAGCGGGCCTTCTGTTTGTCGTGTCCAAAGATTTTGTACGATCTGAATACACAGCCAACGCGGGGTTAGCCATATTTTCACAACTGGACGATACGTTGACGGCAAGGGGGACTGCATACGCTACAGGCGTGTTCAACCCCAAGAAAAATTTTACTTGCAAAGCGTGGTGTCCAGTGCTAGATTGTCACCATAACGGAAGGAATCCATAATGCCGTACAAAAACAAATCAGACCGCGATGCCAAACATGAATGGCAAGTGGAGAAGAAACGCCCCGGCGCACATGAAGCGCGAATGGAGCGACAACGTGCGAGACGTGCCCTTGATAAAAAGGGTAAAGACCTCAACAATAATGGCAAGGCAGATGCACGTGAGGGCAAGGATGTTGCCCACGTGAAAGCCTTGGACAAAGGCGGGTTGAACCGCGATGGTGTACGAATTGAATCAGCCTCAAAGAACAGATCATTCAAGCGTGACTCCAATCACAACTTGGTCTCTGAGGTAAGCAAGCGGGAGCGCAAGAAATAGTTTTTGATGGAGCACTGCCGAAGTAAGGTGCGAGTGATAGGCAGAGCCGGGGGTTTTTGATATTTTTCCCCTTTCATAAATAACCGCACCAGTCAGCACGATTGTAAATCCTTTCAAGGTCGGGAACTGACGGACAGCCTGGAGAGACAGGCACAAATCTAACCTTCAAACATAGTGTTTGGAGTGCATAACTATCGGAGAGATTATGGAGATCATTGAGAATAGAGCACTATTGCTCAAGGTGCGCGACCCGCACCGCATCACGCAAGTGATACCCAAGAGTAAAGTGGTAGAAGATGATGGCAAAACTGCCAGCGTGTTGGTTAACTGGGGATTGGAAGAGACCATAGTTCTCAAGAACCTCAAGATCAACGCACCGTCACCCATCAACGGGGCATACAAGTGGCCCGGTTTGCATAAGCCCTTTGACCACCAGAAGGTCACATCGTCTTTCCTGACCATGAACCGCAAGGCATTCTGCTTTAACGAGCAGGGCACAGGCAAAACTGCCAGCGTAATTTGGGCGGCTGATTACTTGATGACACAGGGCTTCATCAAGCGTGTACTGGTGATATGCCCCTTGTCCATCATGGATGCGGCATGGCGCAACGACTTGTTCAAGTTTGCTATGCACCGAAGGGTGGATGTAGCCCACGGCAAACCAGAAAAGCGCAGAGAGATCATCAACGGGGATGCTGAGTTTGTCATCATCAACTACGATGGTGTGGAGATCGTGGCAGATACGATTGCTCAAAACATGTTTGACCTTATCGTTGTGGATGAAGGCAACGCATACAAGAACCCACAGACCAAGCGATGGAAGACGATTAACAAGCTGGTGAATGGCAGTACGTGGCTATGGATGCTCACGGGTACACCCGCCGCGCAGTCCCCTGTAGATGCGTATGGCCTTGCCAAACTTGTGCGCCCCGATGGCGTACCAAGATTCTTTGGTGGGTTCCGCGATCAGGTGATGAACAAGGTCACCCAGTTTAAGTGGGTTCCCAAGCCAGACGCAGACAACACAGTGCATCGTGCGCTTCAACCTGCAATACGTTTTACCAAGGAACAATGTCTGGACCTACCGGCAATGACCTACGTAACGCGCAACGTACCACTTACTGCACAGCAAGAGAAATACTACGAACTTCTCCGCCGCCAGCTTATTGTGAGAGCGGCAGGGGAGGAGATCACTACGGTCAATGCCGCCGCCAACTTGAACAAACTCCTGCAACTGTCTGGTGGTGCGGTGTACTCTGACACGGGCGAGGTGGTGCAGTTTGATGCAAGCAACAGGCTGGCGGTGTTGCGCGAAGTGATTGAGGAGTCCAGCCACAAGGTTTTGGTGTTCGTGCCATACCGACACGCCATTGAAGTGGTCGCAGAAGACTTGCGATCACATGGGTACCCCACTGCGATCATCCACGGTGGAGTATCGGCCTCCAAGCGATCAGAGATTTTTGATCGGTTCCAAACGAAGAAAGACCCGCAGGTGCTTGTCATACAGCCGCAAGCCGCATCACACGGTGTCACCCTCCATGCCGCGAACACAATCGTGTACTGGAGTCCAGTTATGTCTGTAGAGACGTATTTGCAATGTAACGCACGGGTTCACAGAGCGGGGCAAAAGAACCCCACTACCGTGGTGCATCTGCAAGGCAGTGGCGTTGAGAGACGTATGTATTCCATGCTGAACAACAAGGTGGACATACATCACAAAATTATCCAGTTGTACGGGGAACTACTAGGATAAAAACTCTTGACATTGTTAATTTTGGGTGTACCATACCCACATAAAGAGAGAAGGAGAGAGTGATGACGGAAGAAATTCCAGTTGACAAACTTGTCGCCGTATACATCAAGATGCGGGACAAACGTGCTGAACTTCTGCGCGAGTACGAAGATCAGGACGAAGCTGTCAAACAGCAAATGGAAGTCGTGGAGGGTAGATTACTCGACCTCTGCAAAACCATTGGCGTTGACAGCCTCAAGACCAAACACGGTACTGTTATGCGTGGTGTCAAAACCCGCTACTGGACAAGTGATTGGCAATCCATGCACAACTTCATTATGGAAAACAAGATGCCTGATCTTTTAGAAAAGCGCATCAGTCAGTCCACGATGAGACAACTGCTGGATGAGAACCCCGACATGATGCCCCCCGGTGTCAATGTCGATAGCAAATATTCCGTAACCATAAGGAGAAGCGCAAATGGTAGCTGAAACTATGACCGTACTGGAGGTCGCAAATTACTTGCGGGTCTCTCGGCAAACGGTCTACACCATGATTCGTGCTGGCAAAATCCCGCACTTCAAAGTTGGCAACAAGGTGCGCGTAAAGCGCGTAGACCTCGATGCCATGACAAACACCCAATCAATCACAGGAGAATCTAAATGAGCGAAATGACACTTTTTTCAAAAGGCGGCAACAACCTTCCCGCGCACCTGCGTAACATTGAACTGGACGAAACGACCAAAGCCCTGATGGGTGGTAGCGGCGGTTCCTCTGGTAAACGCATTTCAATTCGGGGCAGTGTGTTCCGTATGTTGGTTGAAGGTAAAGAAGTTGCACAGAACGAAGACCGTGCGATGAACATTGTGGTTGTTGCGGCTAACGCCCATACATCCCGTAGCTTTTATGAAGGAACTTATGAGGAAGGCAAAAACATTGCCCCGACATGCTGGTCGGACGATGGGACTACTCCTGACTCCAAGGTCAGTGAACCACAGTCGGACAAGTGCGCTACATGCCCCCAGAACATCGCAGGTTCTGGCACAGGCAAAGGCCGTGCTTGCCGTTACAGCCAACGCTTGGCAGTTATGCTGGAGAACGACCTCCAAGGGGATGTATACCAACTGACCCTGCCAGCACAGTCCATCTTTGGTAATGTTGAAAACGGAAAAATGCCTCTGCAAGCCTACGCTAAGTTTTTGGGTGGTCATGGCCTACCAATCACTGCTGTCGTGACTGAGATGCGTTTTGATACCGCCAGCGCAACGCCAAAGCTGACCTTCAAAGCAGTGCGTCCGTTGGAAGCTGATGAGATGGCAAACGCCCAAGAGAAGGGACGTTCTCCCGAGGCCAAGGCCGCAATTGCATCTACCGTTGCAATGGTGGACGGCACAAAGACCAAGCAAGCATTCACCCCTGCCGCGCCTGTGGATGAGCAACCCGCAGTGCAAGCCAAGGTTGAGGATGCTGTTGAAGCTGAACCCACCAAGCGCCCCAAGAAAGCCACACCGAAAGATGTGAGCGAGATTCTTGACGATTGGGCAGAGTGAGGCCAACATGAAAGACAACAGAGAAGAAACTTTTATGCAGACGGTGTACGTACTCGATGGCGTCACCTACGTACCGCACTACCGCAGTCCCTCAGTCTTTGTCGGCCCAGGCTACCCACGCTTCACAACACAGCGTTACTCAGCCGAGGAGTTGCGTGATGCAGGTGCCCAGAAGGGGGACTTCCCCTTATGGAAACGCAGTGACTATGGCGTTGTGACAGATCAGCAACTGTAAACCAACGGGGCGGGGAAACCCGCCCCTATACGGGAAAACAACAATGAGACCAATGTGTGTAAGTTGTGGGCAGTCAATAAAAAAATTGAACCCACATAGGATGTGTAAATCAAAAGTTGCAATGCTTGAGATTTTGGCTAAGGCTAATGACTGGGTTCATGTGCAAGAAGGGCATGGAGCAGTTCATGGCAATGGCATTTCTAGAGCGCCTTATCGTGCGAGGGCGCATGTGTCTAGACTGGTATGGTTTGGTTTAGCAGAACATGGGGCACCACGTTCGGGGCTATACCGTATCACGCAAGAAGGTAGAAACTTTCTCGCTGGGACACATGTTGTACCAAAAATAATTTGGTGTAAAAACGGTAAGGTAGTTGAAGTAGATTCTGCACAAGTAGCAATAGGGAATATCAAAGACGTTGTACTTGATAAAGAATACTGGGACAACTACGGGGCAATTCAAAAATGAACAATCGAGGGTACTCACGTAAATTTGTCGATTCAAACAAGAAGGCTGACCCATCACACATTGGGGTGCAACTTGGGAAAATCTGCATAGATCGGGATATCCCCGTGCAAGATGTAGCTGACTACATTGGCGTTTCACGTCAGGCTGTTTACCTGTGGTTTGTTGGCAAGGCATTGCCACATCCCGGTATGCGTGAAACGATTTTGGGTGTCATAAAAGAACTCAAAGCAAAGAAATCCATAACCTAATCTGTAGCCTGTCGCCAGCAGGTTGCAGATTCAAAAAGAGCGAACAATGACCTCACGGATTCCCTTTCTCTCCTCCGTGCTTGCAAGTGAAGGCTTGTACTGCGTGGTAGGGTTGAAGAAAGGTGCGCCACGGCAAACATTTGTAGAGACAACAGAAGAAATCGACGGTGTAGTAGAAGGGTTGATGGCACAGGGGTACGATGCGTACTTCGGATGTGCCAAGTATCTGAACGCCTCAGAAGGGCGTATAGCGCAGAACGCAAAATGGTTCAAAGCCTTTTGGCTTGATCTGGACTGCGGCGAGAACAAACCCTACGAAACGCAAGCCGATGCTCTTGATGCCTTGAAACAGTTTGTCAAAGACACCGGACTTCCAAGACCCACATTAGTGAACTCAGGCCGTGGTATCCACGTGTACTGGACACTTACACAACCAATCTTTTACAACGATTGGAAGCCAACCGCTGAAGCGTTTAAGAAATTTTGCGCGGCGTATAACTTGTACGCTGACCCAGCGGTAACTGCGGATGCCGCACGGATTCTGCGTATCCCAGAGACACTCAACTACAAGGACAGCCCACCCAAAAAAGTGGACATGATGGTCGTGTCACAACCCATTGAGTTTGGCAGGTTCCAAGCCATAGTGGGGGTAGGCCCAGAAGAAGATGATCTGGAACTGCCATTTGCCGCGCCAGCACTACGCCGCCCAATAGATGCAACTACCCGCGCCTTGATGGGTAACAGCATTTCCAGATTCAGCACAATCATGCGGCGTAGTGCTCAAGGTAAAGGGTGTGGACAACTTGTACACATTTATCGCAACCAGCAAGAAATTGAAGAGCCATTGTGGAGAGCAGGGCTGTCAATTGCCGCGAACTGCGAGGACGGTGAACTTGCCGTTCACAAAATCTCCCATGCCCATGAGGAATACGACCCCAAGGACACCAAGCTAAAGGCAGATGCGCTGGTAGGCAAACCTTACAAGTGCGCGACATTTGGCGGTATCAACCCAAAAGGTTGTGTTGATTGCCCCAACAAAGGCAAGATCACGTCCCCTATCCAGATTGGCGCTCAGATCGCGGAGGCCAAGGCAGAGGACAATATCGTGGTGATGCGTAACGCCACACTGGAGGAAGATATTACGGTAGAGATACCAGAGTATCCGTTTCCATATTTTCGCGGCAAAAACGGTGGGATATACAGGCGCGGTATGCCATCGGAAAAGGCAAAGAAAAAAGACGATGAAGACGATGACAGCGAACGCGATGTGCTTATTTATGAGTACGACTTTTATGTGGTCAAGAGGCTGACCGACCCAGATGCTGGCGAGTCTTTATGGATGCGTCTTCACATGCCCAAGGACGGTATACGGGAGTTTTCATGCCCCCTATCAAGTGTGCTGTCCAAGGACAAATTTAGAGAAGTCATTGCCTTTCAAGGCGTGACTGCGTACAACAAAAAACTGGATAATCTTATGGCATATGTAACACGTTGGGTAGGTGAACTACAGCAGTTGTCGGAGGCAGAAAAGGCACGACAACAATTTGGTTGGTGTGAAGATGACACCAAGTTTGTCGTTGGCAATCGTGAGATTACGGCGGCGGGTGTGAACTACAGCCCATCATCTGCGGCAACCGCAGAACTGGCAACCCTCTACACCAAGAAGGGCACTATCCATGAATGGGCCAAGGTTGCCAACAACTATGCACGTTCGGGGAATGAAGTCCGCGCATTCACGTTGTTTGCAGGGTTTGGCTCGGCGTTGTTTAAATTCACCAAACTCAGCGGGTCGATCATTCACCTGACAAACAACGGCTCGGGTGTAGGCAAGTCCACCATTCAGTACATGGTCAACAGCATTTGGGGTCGCCCACTGGAGACCTTGATGAATCAGGAGGACAAGTACCTTGCCCGTATGCACCGCATATCGGTACTGGGGAACATACCCCCAACGATTGACGAGTTGACCAACATGGGTGACGAAGAAGTCAGCAACATGGCGTATGCGACTACGCACGGCAGGGGGCGCAACAGGATGCAGTCCCAGACCAATGCGGAACGAAGCAACCTACTGCGCTGGTCTTCCATTGCGATCACATCAGGCAACAAGAGTTTGTACGACCAGTTATTCAACCTCAAAGATTTCCCAGAAGGCGAGTTGATGCGGATACTGGAATTCAGCGTTGCCAAGATGGACAACATGTCCAAGGCTGAGTCGGACGAGGCGTTCAACGGCATCTACGATAACTACGGCGTGGCGGGTGAAGTGTTCATGCGGTACGTGATTGCCAACTTGCCAGAAGTCAAGAAGATGCTGGGCAAAATCCAGCGTAAGTTTGACAAGGCGGCGGGGATGACACAGCGTGAGCGATTCTGGTCTGCAACAGCGGCATGTGCCATAACCGCTGGAGTCATCTCAAAGAAGTTGGGCCTCCATAACATTGATGTGGCAGCGGTGTATGAGTGGGCTGTGGCAACAATTGGCAGGATGCGTGTCGAAGTGCGACCGGGCGTAGCTGGCCCATTGGCACACCTTGGGTTGTTCTTGAATGAGCACAATAACAATATGCTCATCGTCAACAGCACCGTGGACAAACGCTCTGGCTTGATGGAGGTTCCAGTACGAGAACCCAGAGGGGAACTTATAACGCGCTTTGAGCCCGACACAAAGCAGTTGTTCATCACGATCAAGATACTGCGAGAGTGGTGTTCGGAGAATCAAATTTCCTACAAGGGGTTGGTCGAAGACCTGCACCGGATGGGCGCTTGCCTTGGAACCTTGAAGAAAGCCATGTCGCGGGGGTCGGATATGTCCACACCAGCGGTGAGTGCATTGGTGGTTGATTGCACAAAAGCAACAGCTTTAGACCCCGAAGACACTACACCCCTTCCTTCACCAAGTGATGACGATTTACAATAGTGGTGTTCCAATCGTAATTGAATGGCACAAGTTTGTGATCGGAAGCTCTTTTTACATTCCAACGTTAACGCCTGACACGTTAACAGAGGAAATTAAGAGAGCGGCACAGAAACGAGGGATGCGAGTCAAGTCTCGTTTTTGTTTAGAGTACGGTACACAAGGGGTGAGGTTCTGGCGAGTAAATTGATCTTGTGCTAGAGTTCGCCTAGCAATTGATCTCCTCTCTCCTTTCGGTTGCTATCTCCCGATCATTTCCCCCGGCCTAAAAAACCGGGGGTTTTTTTCAGTCTTCCAATTCTTCAATTGAACGCTCAATCAAGGGTCGCAGTTTCTTGTTTACTTGCACCCCGTGGTACATCTCATTTGAGATACGGTCACGAGCCTTCACCGACTTGGTGATTGTGTTCTCAGATATCTTCAACTCAGGGTATTTGTCCCCCAACTCAAACAACTTGTCCCTGAGTTCATCAGCACGCTCATAGTCCCCCTCACGCTGGGCAACGTAGTATTTCTTGAGCAGTGACTTCTCTTGCTTGGTGATAACGTCACCCATCTTCTTGGCATACGCATTGATCTCGTACTGGGCCAACAAGTCAGCAGGTGCAAAGCCCAACACCTGCATTGCGGCGTTGTAACCATTAACCTGCCCAACCTCGTCACCGCGTAAAGTGCGTGCATCCTCCAACATATACCGACCGCCCTTGAGGACGTTGCGTAGAGCAATAGGCAACATGGCCTCCACTCCACGCTCAAACTGACCATCAGCGATAAGTTCTTTGCCTCGGTAGACGCTGTTTACAACAGCCCAAGGTGCGCCCAAAAGGTTCTCTAGTATCTGGCTCAATGCGCTGGCATCTGCCTTGTCGCCCTTGTTCTCGCGGTAAATCAAATCAGTCCAGCCCACACGATCGGCAACGCCAAGATTTGTGAAATAGTTTAGTGGGCCTTTGAACGCAAGTTCCCCAAGATACTTACGCATGACAGTATCAAAGTCATCTTCGTCGTCATCGTTGAGTGCGTTGTACGCCATCTCTGCAACCCAGTACAAGGGCAGACCTTTTGCTCCAGCAAAGAGTGCCGACATGCCGTAGACACCTGCAAGTTGGCGGCGAGCCACTTTGGCTTCCGCGATCTGGTCTGCGTCTGCATTGGGAGGTAATCCCAACAGCTTGCTACGGCGCATGGTGTCAAACAGCATGTAGTACATGGTGAAGGCAAACCGCTTGAACACGGTAAGAATTTTGCCCAGGTCGCTTTGACCGATGCTGGGGCCAGATTCAGTATGACCTGCACCGTGGGCAAACTCCACCAGACGGACAGCCTTCTCAATGGCTTTGGTTTGAGCTTCTTCGCCCTTGATACCCTTTTTAGCCAGCCGTGCCATCTCCAAATCGTATGCCGCTATCGCCGTCACTTCACGGTTAAAACGCTCGGCTTGGTGGAACATGGCTGTGGACACACGGGCAGTCTTCTGGGCGATGCCCTGCAAACTCTCAGGGTTAAGCGCCTCATGCGCCATAGACTCCACTAGCAGACCCAGTTCATCCAAACGGGTGAACAGACCTTTGTATTGTTTGTGCTGACCCTGCCCAATTAAGTTTTCCACAGACAAGCCAACACGCACAGGGCCAGTCTGGGTGATCTCTACACCGTTGATATCCACAATCTTGCGGGTGAAACCGCTACTTTTGAAGATGTTGGCGGCTTTAAGTAAGGCGCGACCTGAGTCAATGAACCCGTATTCCCCGCCCAACTGAGGTAACACCACCATAGGAGTTTGCAGGGTGTTGACCACAGCCGACGAGACGTTACCCGCCAAGTTGAAATAGAACGAACCAGTGCTGGCGTATCGTGCGATATCGGAAAACTGCGGGTTTATAGCAAACTTAAACCGGGCTTCCATTTCCTGCACCAATTCTTTTGCCCGGACGCTTTCGTCCCCGCGCTTTAGGTTGGCTTGCTTACGCATGGAGTCCAGCAACTGCTGAAGTTCTTCGCTGTACCGCATACGCGACAACTGCCGTGCTGTACGATCAGTTACACGGGAGAACGCTTTAGATACATCTTGTTCATAGCCAGGGGTTCCCTTACGAGTTTGGAACGACTTGAGCAGGCTGGTCTCAGGCAACGCACTTACGATTAACTGCAAGAACTTGTCCACCGCCGCATCATCAGCCCCACCATCCCGCATGATTTTGACGATCTGAGCCGCCACCGTTCCACGTGGAACCGTTTTGGAGGTCATGTTCTCGGTGCGGGAGTATTCTTCAATCCCCGTATGCCCATCAGCAACGACCTGGGTTTGCGCGAGGCGGCGCTCGGCTTGGGTGTTGAACAGGCGCTGCACTGTCTGTTTAGTGTTCTTGTCCGTGTACTGCAACCAGTATTCACCCTCACGATACAGCGGTGAGTAATGATCGATGCCCATCTTGGTGATTTGGTCAATGATCTTGTTGTACGCAGACAGAGCTTTTTCTTTGTCCTTGTTGCCGTTCTCATCAACAAAGGTCTCATCCAAATTCTTGCGGATGGATTCTTTTATTTCCGTGAACAGAACTTTGAATGAGGCAAAGTGATCTTTATACAACTGCTGTTCAGTCGGTGTCAGCTTGGCATAACGTGCCCGTAAGTCTTTGTAGGCTTTGAGGTTTTCTGCACTGCCAGCGTATTTTTTGCTGGCTTCCCCTGGTTCCAAAGATGGGTTCACGTCTGCCAAAGTGGAGTCGTTGACCAAATCAGCCCAGTTGCCATACCTGTCAGAACGGGAGAACTCTTGCAGACGCTCTTTCAACGGTTGCAGTTTCTTGGACAGGTTGCCGTAATACGCCGCCATCTCGTTTACGGTATCGGCAAACTTAATGGAATCTTGACCTACGATCTTGGCCCCAATTTGACCCAGTGCTGACAGGTTCAAAAACCTTTGAGCGAATGTACGCAAAGACAATCCGGATTTCTCAATTGCGCCCAGCACTTGAGCGGCGGTCTCAGGGGTGACCAGCTTTTGCTTGTGGATGATATTGTCCGTGGCATTGAAAACGCGCTGAGTCAGGTTTGGATGTTTTATCGACTGTGCGTACAATGTATCACCATCGCGCTGACCGGGGGGCACGCTCACAATTTCGTTGAGTAACGTGTCCACCATATCCAAGGCATTGCCCTGCTTGGGCGGGAACCCAAACATCCTACGTACAACTTGTACTATCTTGTCCCAGAGTGAAGTGTTTGGCACATCGGCGTACTTCTCTTTCAACTGGGTACGGAACGCATCATTACTCCACACTTCTGCTACAAACTCTTGCAGGCTCTTTGCGCCATACGCCCCATCGACATCGGCTTGAAGTTGCTTGAATATCTGCTCCAACTGCTTGGTCACGGGGTGGGACGGATTGGCAATCATATGGGACAGCCCAGCGTGAGCCGCTTCGTGCAAGAACTCGTAGTCGGTGGCGTCTTTCCGCAAGTAGATTGTGTTGGTCTTGGGGTCGTACATCGACTCAGGCGCACCGTACACCAGCTTCACATCACCCAGCAGCCGGGACAATACATCGGCAATCTGTGCAACACGCTCGGACGAGGCGGTGCCACCAAAGGCACGCATAGCTCCGACGAAATTGCCACGCTCCAACATTCCAATCACAGCCGGGTGGGCTGTGGTGTACAACTGAGCAACTTCTGGTGACGCAAGCAACGTATTCAGATCGTTGTCAGCGATGTAGTCCATATCTGCATCAGCACCCTCGTACTGCTCCAAGGCGGCGCGTGCATACTCCCGCGCTTTCTTGCGGTTCTTGTTGGGTTTGATGCCAAATTCTTTTACATCCTCTGCCATGTCTTTCAGAGCAGCCTTCTCGGACGCTTCGGCCTTGATGCCTTCTTCTTTGATTTGGACTTTGGTAGCCTTTTTTACTTTGGTTTGGCGATCTTGACGTTCTTTTGAAACCCGAGCCCTGAGTTCTTCTTTTTCGTATTGAGCAATATTTTTGTCTAAAAACGCCACGCTCTCAGGAGACAGATTGGCGCGTGCCCATTCAGCAGCATTTTTGGCGTGCTTGCCCCCCTGCCCTTGAAACATGGAGGCTTCGCCTTCCCAAGCAAAGAATGGTTCCGGTCCCGTGGGAAAACCTTCGGGGGCTTTGTAGTCCCCCTCAAACGCTTTCATTTTGGAGTTACGGTACGCCGTAGGTTGCCGCACTAAATCATCAGCAATCCATTTCAGCGCATCACGAACAGGTATCCTTCCAAAATAGGCAGTGGCGTCCTTCTCTTGCGAAGACATTTCTCCACGCTTGCGCTTGCCCAGCTTGGTGTTAACAGCCGCCTCATCAGGCGTGAACTTGGCCTTCTCTATATCCTCAAGAGACGCACCAAGAGTCGGTTCTTCCACCTTTTTGGTAGTGGGAGCCGCAGTAGTTTTGCCAGTAGCTGCCTTTCGTCCCTTAGAAGGTACGGTAGGGGGTACAGAAGCAACATCAGCAATAGTAGAAGTATCTTCAATTGGGGCTCCCGTTACTGGAGGGGCTGAAGGTTCTTCTCCAACAGCAGGCTGTGCAACATCCTGTCCAGTAGGAACCACTCCATCTCGTTGAGGTGGTTCAAGTCCCTCGGTGGGGGCTCCTGTAACGGGCTGTGTAGCCACGCCAACGCCTGCTCCACTTGCTGTGGTGTCAACTCCTGCAACATTAGGCACTCCTTTTAGTTCGGCGCGGATAGCCTCCACCTGCTGGGGGTCAAAGGTAGAGATAAGATCGTTGTACGCCGTTTCGTTAATCCTGCCTTTGAAACTGGGGTTCTCTACCGTCTGAATCAACTGACGTTGACCCTCGGGTGTGGAAATATCTATGTTATTTAAAAACTGCCCTACCTTGGAACGCTTAACTATGCCAAGCTGTTCTGCAACGTTTGAAACAACAGGAGGGGCAGGAGGTTGTGCCCCCGGTAAAAACAAACCTTCTTCATTAGGTGTAGCAGTAGTGAATCCACTCAATGCGCTTTTCTCTGCATCAAGTTTCAACTGCTGTTCTTTTAATTTAGCGATTTCAGCATCAAGTTCCGCATATGCTTTAGAACCGGGACGAGCGGCATCCATCCGTGCTTGCAGAATTGCCAATTCATCGGGCATGTATTTAAACGCAGCCTCAAGATCAGCCTGTCGTTTAGCCCGTGATGCAGCAAGTTGATCTTCGTACTCGGCGGCTTTTTCTGGGGTCAGTGAACCAGCCGCACGCTCTTGGTCGTACTGTGCTTGCAATGCAACTTCAGCTTCTTTTGTGTTGCTGTAATCCGTGTATGCAGTACGGTAATTTGATATGCCTGTGGGTACGCCAAACATCCCACCGCCCACGGCTCCTTTAACAAACGCTTCCTTGTACCGTTGGACGTTCTCTGGAGACAGCAATTCTTTTGCGCTTCCAGCAACTTGCTCTGCATACGCTCCAATAAACTCTTGTGTGCCTTCGGTCAAACCCTCTACAGCCGCCGCTTTGGGCACTTCTTTGAGCAGGTTCTTCCACACGCTGGGTTTTGCACCCGAATTCTTTGCCATCTCTGCAATGATCTTGGCCTTGCCGTAACCACCCAAAGTGCTCAATGTTTGGGCAGGGAGCACTGAGTCCAACACAGCACTCAACCCACCGTATAAAGCAGAAATGCTGGGCTCCAACTGACCCGTTTCACGATAGATGTTTTCAAAAATTTCAGGAGCGGTTTGGGCGTATGAACCCAAGAACACACCAGCCTGCATACCTCGTTTAGCGCCTTGTGCAGCGGCAGCTTTTACGATGGGAGCGGCAAGAGCCTCACGTCCAGCAACACCAGCAGTAGCGGCTCTCAATGCAGCGCCACCCACCACCCGCGACCCAACAGCGCCCAAACCCACGCCAGGAATAATTGCCGTTGCCGCAGTGGGCACAAGTTCGCCGCCCGTCTCAGCCACAAACTCCAAGGCGTCCCCCGGACCTTTAACCTCTTTGTACGAACGAAACCGTGTGGGGTATTTCTCTTCCAGTTGTTCACGACTGGTTTGCGCCTCTGCCAACTGACGTTCTGCGTATTCATTTGCGCCTACCGCAGTGCCAATCATGGCGGGCAACGTGTCTCCAGCCGCAATACCCAATTCACCCAGCCCCCGCATTGCCCCGCGCTTAAAGATTGTGCCAAGGCTGGCCTCTGGTTTTGGCGCAGGAAAATCATATTTTTCCGCCAGTCGATACACCAACGAATTGAATTGCGCGGGTGACAAATCGTCGGGAAAACTAACGTCCCCTACTTTTGGAAAATTGATAATCATGGTCAATCCAGCAAGCTGAAGATATCTTTGGCACCAGAATTAGAACTTTGTGCAGCATCTGCTTGTGCGTCATTTGAAACTTGCAGTGCTTCTTTTACAAACTGCTGGCGCTCTTGTCTGAGCATTTGATTGGCAATCGTAGGAGCATACTGTTTTGTCAATTCTTGCATACGCCGTTGTGCGCGGGTCTCATCAAACACTTTGCCTGCGTTAACCCCCACCTGGGCAAGTCGCGCTTCGGCTCCTTTAAGTTGTGCCCGTGACTGCAAACCCCTCACACCAGCAATCTGCTGCAACTGCCGATCTTTTTGTTCCAACCCTGCACGTTGCAATCCCAGTGAGCCTTGCTGATATGCGGCTGTTTGTCCCATCTCTTCGCGTTTGAGGGCAAGTTGTTTGTCTTGCATCTGCAAGGATTTGACGTTACTAGCGTGTTGCATGGCTGCGGCGCTGTCGCCTTTCTTGAGTGCGACCTTGTATTTAAACATCTCCATGTTCAGCTTGGCGTCATTTTCATCAGCCTCTCGCATGAGCTTATTGCTTTCCTTGACGGATGCGGCAAGAGTTGGCGATGCAGCTGCGGCGGCAGAAATCAATCCCGATATACCTTTGCTACCTGATTGCCCAGGACGCGATGCAGCGGCGGCCATAGCAAACCCATATTCGGCCAAGGCTTGACCCAACATCTTGTCCTTAACTTCTTTGGATTTACCTGATTGTTTATCAATCAAGGCTTGTAGCCCTTTGATATCTGCTTCGCTTTCTTTGGACAACAGTGTTCGCATCTTGCCGTAGGAGTCAATCAGGTCATCTTCAGAGAACCCTTTTTCAGCGGCAGCTTGTTTTACTGCGGCTGGCAACTGCGGCATTGAACTTTTGATGGGTTTATTCTTTACCCCTTTGGCTGCTTCACGCTGGGCCATGTAGTCTGCGGTAGCTCTATCAAACGAAGCAAAATCGTAGAATGGTTTAGGAGTGGAAGCAGCGTCTTCGGCTTTAAGTCTATTCGCCACCTCTGGCGCAGATATTTCTAAAAACCGCATTCTTGTTGCTTTTTCTGCTTGTTCTTTTGCGTCTTTTATCCCCTGTACTCGCAAGGCATCAAGCTCAAGTTCCCCTGCGCTAGTTGTTGTAGCCATTTCACCGCCATTAGCAAACGCAACGATGCCCCCGTTTGCGCCTCGTGCAACCTCATACATATTCTCTTGTGCATTGGGGGGAAGCTGATTGAACGCAGCCGACATGCCGCTGCGATCTGAGGCACGCTGGGCCAATTCTTTTTCAATGGCCTCTACTGCGTTTACATCCTTACGGGCCTGCGCGTTCTGGTACGCAAGCTGCAACTGCTGGTCACTCAGTCCATCGACAATATCCGCAATGTTTTCTTCGCTAGTAACAGAGCCTCGGTCTCCCGCATAAGTCTTAACTTCGCCGCCGTCGGCAAACGCACCCATATATTTAAGGCCGGAAGCACCCATGCCCAAACCGGCCAATTGCCCCAACATGCTAGGCGGGGCTTGATACATTGACATGGAAGATGATGAACCCGTAGGCGTACCACGCAAAATGTCAGACATGAAGCCCAACTGTTTGTATGGGTAGTTCTGCTGGTTCTGGAAGTCTTGGTACGACTGGCTCAAGCCTTGTTGCTCCAACTGTTGCTGTTGTGCGCCGTAGCCAGCTTGGAGTTTGTTGATATCCAAACCTTGAGAAAACTGTTGTCCACCCAATTGGCCCAATTGACCAGCGGCTTGTAGCCCGGTCTGGAGCCCTTGCATCCCATAATTGGCACCAAATTGACGAGACTGCTCTCCAAGTTGTTGAGCAGTCATACCCTGCTGTTGATTGGCCATCTGAGCCTGTAAATCCCGCCCCTGCTGGGCGTTGAACTGTTGTTGAGCGTTTTGGAACGCTGCATTCTGGCCCTGTGCCTGGATGTCACCCTTTTGAGTAGCCAAGTTACGAGCAGCTTCAGCGTCCATGATGGCAGCGCGAGAACCGCCAAACGCACCGGAGCGAGTGGCCTGTCCAGCGCGTTGAGTACCTGCAATATCCCCCTGCCGTTGCGCTTCACGTTGCTGGATGTCCACCACATTCTGCATGTAGGGGTTCATGTACTGGCTGACGTTCTGACCTGTGTAGTCTTGAGTGCCAACTTGCTGTGCACCAAATTGATTTGGGTTGTACTGAGAACCTATAGCCCGAGAACCCGCAATCCCTGCCATGCCAGACGCAGCATCTAATTGCGGCGCGGTCGTCATGTTCTGTGCGCCCGTCATTGACTGCTGCTGCATTGGCGAGAACCCAGCAATGCGGTTTGCATCGTAGGTCTTATACGGATTCTGGTTGATGTCCGTTAACGCTGATGCCTTGGCCAACGTATCTTTGGCATATGGTCTAGCCCACTCAGGCAATTCCTGAGTTTGGGTCTGGGTTGTATTTGCAGGTTGACTGCCACCACCGCCAGAACCTCCGCCGCCGTAAATGACACGACCACCTTCTTTACGAGTTACGCACTCGCCCAAAGGTTCACCCATTGCATAAAGTTCACGACGAGAGTAGTTCATATGCTGACCCCAACAATTTTGTATTTTTCCGAAAACCCGTAGCGTGTCCACAAACGAGCAATCGAATCACGGGCTGCGCCTTCAATGCAAGTCGCCCCATACTGGGACAAGATTTGCTTTAGTTGCGCGAAAGTTTCTGGGCTGCTGATTAGTTTGCCACCAATAGCAGTGATGAAAGCAACCCGGTCATGCGGGCGGTTAAAAAACGATACGGTTGCGGCACCTTGTACACCTTGGTCATCTACAGCAACAAGCAACGACCATTGACCAGTGGACACAAATACTTTAGCAGCCTGAGTGTCATAGTCCCCTTTAGAGAACTTGAGCGCAGAATCAATGAACCCTTCGACCATCGGCCAAACTTGATGGACGTGCCCAATGTCTACGGCTTCAACTCTCATACTGGCAAATAGCGTTCGGCTCGGCTGTTTTTGGCAACCTTACCTTTACCCACAGTTTTGCCACGGGCAGATTGGACTCGGTCCATCATTGCGTACAGCTTACGGGCACCTGCTTCAGTTGACCCATTGCCCAACTCGGACACGATACGTGCAGGCACCACAAATTCACCATCAGCAAGACGTGCAGGTTGTTTTTTGCCAATCGTAGCGGGGATAGAGTCAGACACGCCATCTCCAGGACCACGGAGCAGTCGGCCACCATCGGAGTAATCCCCAAGGTTGTATCCGCCACCAGCAGCATAAGCGTGCATCAAACCACCATTGGCTTCACCACTATCAGCACCGCCCATTGCTGCGTCACCCGCAGCACTACCGCCGTAACCTCCGCTGGTATCCGCTCCTGATG